GGTGCGGGACGCCGCGGCTTTCAACTAGTGAATGATTTCGCCGGAATAGGTAGCAGGTAGCAGCCAGGTGGCCAGGAAGCCGAAGGCGAAGCCGATGGACGTCGCGGCGTTCGCGCGCCGCGTCGGCCTGACCCATCGCGCCATCCAGAAGGCGATCGAGACGGGCCGCCTGACCAAGTCGATCGTCTACGTGGGCGGCGCGGCTAAGGTCGGCGACCCCGACCTGGCCGAGCAGGAGCTGGCCGCCAACACGCGGCCCAGGATCGATCACCCTCCGCGCGGCGACGGCGGCGACCTCGACGAGGTGGCGGACAGCTACAACCGGAGCCGCGCGGAGCGCGAGGCTGCGCTGGCGAGGCTCGACGCCGCGCGAGCCGAGCTCGCCGAGATCGAGCTTGAGGAGAAGCGCGGCAGCGTGATCTCGGTCGACGAGGTCGAGACCCGACTCACCGGCGTGTTCTCGTCGTGCAGGTCGAAGCTGCTCGGTGTCCCCACGCGCTGCCGCCAGCGTGACCCGGGCCTGACGCGCGAGCAGGTGGAGATGATCGAGTCGCTGATTCGCGAGGCGCTCGAGGATCTCTCCGCGGAGGTTGCCGAGGACGACACCGCTGAGGCCGCGTGAGCTCGGGCGCGGCGCTCGAGCGCGCCATCGTCCGCGCGCGCATGGCCGGGCTCCGGCCCGCCGACAAGCTGTCCCTGTCCGTCTGGGCCGACCGCTACTTCGTGTTGAGCGCCGAGACGGCCGCCGAGCCTGGGCGCTGGCGGACGCTGCCGTACCAGCGCGGCATCATGGATGCGATCACCGACCCCGACGTTACCCAGGTGACCGTCGAGAAGAGCGCCCGCGTCGGCTACACGCTGATGCTCAGCGCGGCGATCGGCTACTTCATCGAGCACGAGCCCAGCTCGATGCTGGTCGTCCAGCCGACCGTGGACGACGCGAAGAACTTCTCGAAGGAGACCATCGCGCCGATGCTTCGCGACGTCCCGGTGCTGGCCGAGACGGTCTTTCGAGATCGCGAGGGACGTGGCAAGGGGCCGAAGGACGCCTCGGCGACGCTGCTGCACAAGAAGTTCCCGGGTGGAGTGCTGTCGCTCGTCGGCGCGAACAGCGGCGCCGGCTTCCGCCGAGTGAGCCGCCGCGTGGTCATGTTCGACGAGGTTGACGCCTACCCGGCGAGCGCGGGGACTGAGGGCGACCAGATCAAGCTAGGAATGATGCGGTCCCAGGCGTTCTGGAACCGCAAGGCGATCCTCGGATCCACGCCGCTCACCAGCGGCGCGAGCCGGATCGAGGAGGAGTTCGAGCGCGGCGACCGCCGCAGGTACCACGTCCCGTGCCCGCACTGCGGCCACATGGACTTCTTCGCGTTCCGGGAGAGCGAGAGAGGTGGCCACTTCATGCGGTGGCCGGACGGGAAGCCCGAGGAGGCCTTCTTCGTCTGCAAGCGGAACGGCTGCATCATCGAGCACAAGGACAAGCGGTGGATGGTCGAGCACGGCGAGTGGCGTGCCGAGAAGCCAGGCGGCACCCATCGCAGTTTCCACCTGTGGGCCGCGGTCAGCTACGCGCCGAACGCGACATGGGGCCACATCGCGTCGGAGTTCGTCGCCGCGAACGCGGCGGGCCCCGAGAAGCTCAAGACGTTCATCAACACCGTCCTCGGCGAGACCTGGCACGAGAAGGGTGAAGCGCCTGATTGGGAAAAGCTCTTCTTGCGCCGCGAGGACTACCCCGCGGGGAGCGTGCCCGCCGGCGTCCGCGTCCTGACCTCGGGCGTGGACGTGCAGAAGGACAGCCTTCGGTGGGAGGTGGTCGGGTGGGGCGCGAGGCTCGAGCAGTGGTCGGTCGACAAGGGCGTCATCGCTGGAGACACCGCGGATGAGGCCACCTGGCACAAGCTCGACGAGCTGCTGGTGCGGACCTTCCCGGGGCCGGAGGGACTGATCTTCCCGATCGCGATGATGGCGGTCGACTCGGGCTACAACACCCAGCACGTCTACAACTGGGCTGGTCGCCATGTTGGCCGCGTCCTGGCCGTCAAGGGCGTCGCCAGCCAGCGGACGATCCTCGGGACGCCCAAGGCGGTCGAGGTGGCCCAGTCGGGCAAGGCGCGCCGACGCGGCACGAAGGTCTGGTCCGTAGGCGTCGACGTCGTGAAGACCGAGCTCTACGGCCTGCTCCGGCTGCCGCGCCCCGCGGAGGGTGAGCCGCCGCCGCCGGGGTTCTGCCACTTCCCCGCGGACTACGACGAGGAGTTCTTCAAGCAGCTCACGGCCGAGCACCTAGTCACCGGCCGGAAGCGGAGCGGCTTCACGATCCGCGAGTGGCGCGTCCAGCCCGGTCGCGAGAACCACTTCCTCGACGCCCGGGTCTACGCGCGCGCCGCCGCGGCGCAGCTCGGCGTCGACCGCATCAGCGACGCCCCGCCGCCGCCGAGCTCGCCGCGCAGGCCAACGACGCCGGCCGCCGACCTTCGTGCAACCGGTCCCGGCCCCAGCCCGAAGCGACCGGGCGGCTGGCTCGGCGGCGGCGGCGGCCCGCGGCGCGGCGGCGGCGGCTGGCTCGGCAAGCGGCGCTGAGCGGCGCGCCGCGTACGACGGCGTCCACCGCCGTTGACACCCGCGTCGCGCTGTGATCCTCGGCAGATGGCGTGGCGGTCGAACCGATCTGGACCGAGGACGACGTCGCGAGCCTCAAGGCCGCGATCGCCAGCGGCATCCTGACCGTCAGCTACGCGGGGCCGCCCGCGCGGACCGTCACCTACCAGAGCCTCGCCGAGATGCGGTCGCTGCTCGCCGAGATGCGGCGGGAGGTCGCCGGCTCCGGCGCGATCACCAGCCGGCGGGTGGTCGTGTCGAAGGGGTTCCGCCGGGGCGGCGGATCGTGCTGGCGGCGGAACGAAGATGGCTAGTCCCGCGCTCCGCCTGACCTGGTTCGACCGGCTCCTCGGCGGCATCGCGCCGCGCTGGGCCGCGCGCCGTGTTCGCGCGAAGGCGTCCTTCGCGCTGCTCGGCCGGTACTACGAGGCAGCCGGCGGCGGCCACCGGACCGCCGGGTGGCACCGCGGCGGCGGCGACGCGAACGCACCGGCGGTCGCCGCGCTGCCCAGGCTCCGCGAGCTCTCGCGGGACCTGCGGCGCAACAACGGCTGGGCGCGGCGCGGGATCGGCGTCATCGCGAGCAACACGGTCGGCTGGGGGATCATCGCGAAGCCGACCGGCCCGAACGCCGCCCGGATGGCCGAGCTCTGGAAGGCGTGGGCCGACTCGCCGCGGTGCGACTTCGACGGGCGCCTCTCGTTCTACGGGTTGCAGCGCCTCGTGATGGAGACCGTGGTCGAGAGCGGCGAGGCGCTCGTCGTCCGCCAACCCGCCGGCGAGCGCGATGGCCTCCAGGTTCCGCTGCGCCTCCAGGTCCTCGAGCCCGACTACCTCGACCTCGGCCGTTCGTCCTTCCCCGACCTCGTCTCGGCCGACCCGGGCAACCGCATCGTGCAGGGGATCGAGTACGACGCCGGCGGTCGTCGCGTCGCGTACTGGCTCTACCGCACGCACCCGCAGGGCGGCATGGGAGGGGAGAGCCGCCGCGTCGCTGCGGAGAACGTCCTCCACGTCTGCCGCGTGGAGCGACCCGGCCAGGTGCACGGCGTGCCCTGGCTGGCCGCCGCGATCGCGCGCCTCAACGACCTCGACGAGTACGAGGACGCGCGGCTGATGCAGCAGAAGATCGCCGCGTGCCTCTCCGTCATCGTGCAGGACGTGGACGGCACCGCTGGCCCGGTGTCGCCGGACGCCAAGAGCCCGGAAGACCTCGAGTCGCTGGAGCCCGGGCAGTTCCACTACCTGCCGCCCGGGAAGACGGTCCAGTTTTCGACGCCGCCGAGCACGAGCGACCACGGATCGTTCACGTCCTCGCACCTGCGGCGGGTGGCCGCGACGCTGGGCGTGACCTTCGAGGACCTCACCAGCGACTACTCGAACGTCAACTTCTCCTCGGCCCGGATGGCGCGCCTCGCGCACTGGCGCAACGTCGAGGACTGGCAGTGGAACATGCTGATCCCGCAGTTCTGCGACGGCGCCTTCCGCTGGTTCGCGGAGGTCGCGGGCGCGCTCGAGGACTGGCGCGGCGGCGAGCCGACGGCCGAGTGGTCGCCGCAGCCGATGCCGATGCTCGACCCGCAGAAGGAGGCGGCGGCGTACCAGCAGCTCGTCCGGATCGGCGCGCTGACGTGGCCGCAGATGGTCCGCGAGCGCGGCGAGGATCCCGAGAAGCAGTTCGCCGAGCTCGAGCGGTGGAACGGGCGATTCGACGGCGCCGGTATCGTGCTCGACTGCGACCCGCGGCGGACGTCGACCGCCGGCCTGTTGCAGGGCGGGGGCGCCGCGAAAGGCGCCGCGCCCGCCACAGCGGACGACGACAGCGTCGCCCTCGACGTCGACGTCGAGGGCGACGACCAGGACGACGACCAGGACGACGCCGACGACGAGGACGCCGGGAATGATCCTCTTCGCGCTTGACAAGCTCGGCGTGCTGGCATCCCAGAGCCGTTGATGGCGAAGAAGCCGCAGGCCGACGTCGTCCGTGTCACGCGCACCGTGACGACGAAGCAGGTGCCCGCGATGGTGCGGCGCGCCATGGTCGACCCGGAGTCGATCAACGAAGACGATCGGACCGTCGACATCGTCTGGACCACCGGGGAGTCCGTGCTCCGCGGGTTCTCCGAGTACGACCGCTACTACGAGAGGCTCAGTCTCGACCCCAAGCACGTCCGCATGGAGCGCCTCAACAGCGGCGCCCCGCTGCTCAACTCGCACAACGCGTTCGACCTCAAGGACGTGATCGGCGTCGTCGAGTCGGCGCGGCTCGAGAAGACGCGCGGCGTGGCCAAGGTGCGGTTCGCAAAGGCCGAGCACCATCCGGAGGCCGACGCGGTCCTTGGCATGGTCCGCGACGGCGTGATCCGCAACGTGAGCGTCGGGTACCGGGCGCACCGCCTCGAGAAGGTCAGCGACGGCGAGGGCGAGATCCCCGAGATGCTCGTGACCGACTGGGAGCCCTACGAGATTTCCATGGTGCCGATCGGCGCCGACGCCGGCGCCAGCGTTCGATCGGAAGGCGCCACTACCAACCCGTGCGAGTTCGTCGCCGAGGAGCGAGCCATGAAGCCGAAGGCCAAGAGCACCCCCGTCAACGTGCGCGCCGAGGGCGGCGGCCAGGACCAGCCCGACGAGACCGACGCCGAGAAGACCGGCACCGGCGGGGCCGGTGACGAGGGCGACGGCGCCGGCGAGCAGGGCGGCGAGGGCACCGGCGACGCCGGCGACGCCGGCGACTCGGGCGACGCCGAGCAGGGCGGCGAGCAGCCGAATCAGAGCGGGGACGGCGAGCGCCGGTCGCTCGTGGCGCGCGCCGGGGAGCGCGCGCGGATCCTGCACATCCAGCGGATCGGCCGCACCCTCGGCGTCGCCGAGAAGGTCGTCCAGCGGGCGATCGAGAGGGGGGACACCGTGGCGAAGTTCCGGGCCGAGGCGCAGGACATCTTCGAGAGGGACGGCCGCATCGAGACCGGCCACGGCCGGATCGAGGTCGGCAGCGACGCGCGCGACAAGTTCCGCCGCTGCGCGACCGACTGGCTGATCCAGCGCACCGGCCAGGCGGCCGCGGTCGTCGAGGCCGGCCGCAAGCGCGGCCAGACCGTCAAGCTCGACCCGGGCGAGGCCGGCGGGATGACCCTGCTCCGCCTCGCGGAGGACTGCCTTCTCCGCGCCGGCGTGAAGACGCGCGGCATGAACCCGCTCCGCATCGCGGAGCTCGCGTTCGACACCCGAGCGGGCGGGTATCACACGACCAGCGACTTCCCCGGGATCATCGACTCCGTCGTGGACACGACGCTGCTCGCCAACTACGTCCTCGCCGAGGACGCCTGGCGGAAGCTCGCCAAGGTCGGCAGCGTCTCGGACTTCAAGCTGTCCCGGCGCCTGCGCCTCGGCACCCTCGGCCGCCTCGACAAGGTCCCGGAGCACGCCGAGTTCAAGAACAAGGAGATCCCGGACGGCGTCTCCGAGACGGTCCAGATCCAGACGTTCGGCAACATCTTCGCCGTCACGCGGCAGGTGATCGTCAACGACGATCTCGGCGCCATCCTCCGCCTCGTCGAGGACGCCGGCCGCGCCGCGGGGCACACGATCGAGCTGGAGTTCTGGGACCTGCTCGGCCTGAACGGCGGGCTCGGCCCGGTGATGTCGGACGCGAAGACGCTCTTCCACGCCGACCACGGCAACATCCAGCCGACGGGCACCGCGCTCGGCGTCGCCGGCCTGGACGCCAACCGCGTCCTGATGGCCGCGATCACCGACCCGAGCGGCAACCGGATCGTGATGCGCCCGCACACGCTCCTCGTCGGGACCGCGTACGGCATGGCCGCGCGGAACTTCAACACCGCCGAGTTCGACATCGACGCGGGCGACGGCGTCACGCCGAACGGCGTCCGCAACCTCTTCGAGGAGGTGATCGACTCGCCGTACGTCGCGGGCACCCGGCGCTACATCTTCGCCGACCCGCAGCGGAACCCGACCTTCGAGGTCAACTTCCTCAACGGCCAGCAGACGCCGTTCACGGAGAGCCGCGACGGCTGGCGGATCGACGGCAAGGAGTACAAGGTCCGCCACGACTTCGGAGTGAACGCGGTCGACTGGCGCACCGCGATCACCGACGACGGGACCCCGTAGTCCCCAGGGACCTCGCGAGCCTCAGCCCTCGAGCCCAACCAGGAGACCACGATGAAGCCCTTCCTGATCGCCACCGCCCTCGCCTTGATGAGCATCGCCTGCCGGCCCGAGCCCCCCGGCGCGCCGCCGGCGGACCTCGACCAGGTCGCGGTGCCGAGCCCAGCCGCGGCCTCGCTGGCGGCGCAGCCGGCCGTCCACTCGGCGCCCGCCCTCATGGTGGATGCCGCGACGCCCGTCGTGCCGGCGGCCGCGCCGGCCCCGGCGGCGGTCCTCGAGCCGACCGCGTGGGTCAAGCCCGCGGCTGGTCGATCGGGTCTCGGCCGACCACCGGCCGCGGCCGAGCTCGTCGACTACCACCCGATCCCGCCCCGTGTCGACGCCCGGCTTGAGGCCATGGACCCTCGCTCGTCCCAGGCGGCTGCCGTCGTCGAGCCGGATCAGCGCCGACTGCCGCGCCGGCACCTCGAGTGACCGCCGGCGCCGACCCCAACCCGATCCGGTAACGCGAGCGACGAGGAGAAGATCACGATGCGCAACTTCAAGCAGCCCGGCGATGTCCTGGACCTCACCGCCCCCTCGGGCGGCGTGGTCGGTGGCACCGGCTACCTCATCGGCGCCCTTTTCGTCGTGGCCGCGGCCGACGCCGACGAGGGTGACCAGTTCGAGGGCCAGCGGAGCGGCGTCTTCGAGCTGCCGAAGGCGACCGGCCAGACGTGGTCCGAGGGCGCCCGGATCTACTGGGACGACAGCGCCAAGAAGTGCACGACGACCGTCACGAGCAACACGCTCATCGGCGCGGCGGTCCGTAAGGGCGGCGAAATCTCGGGGGCGACCACCGGGCTCGTCATGCTCAACGGGACCACCGCGGTCGTCGACACGATCGAGTAGCGATGGCGTTCGAGGACCTCGTCGCTCGCGCGGATCGAGCCGCCCAGGTCCACCTGGGCGGCACGCCCGTGGTCTACCAGCCGGCCTCCGGGCCGGCGGTGACGGTGACGGGACTCTTCGACGAGCAGGGCGTGGCGGTCGACACGGCGGGCGAGGGCGACGTCGAGCTCCTCGGCCCGTCGGTCTGGCTGCGCCTCGAGGACCTGCCGACCGACCCGAAGGTCGACAACCCCCGCCTGACGATCAAGGGGAAGACCTACAAGGTGAAGGCCCGCATGCCGGACGGCACGGGCGGGATCCGGCTCGGGCTGCACCGGGTGGGCGCCTGATGCCGCACCAGCGCCAGGTGATCGCCGAGAAGGTCCGCGACCTGCTGCTGGGGCAGACGGTCGCCGGCGACCGCGTCTTCGTCAACCGGCACCTCCCGGTCCGGGAGGACGAGGTGCCCGCCATCCTGGTCTACCCGGCCCTGACCGAGCGCGTGGACCCCGAGAGCGAGCAGACCGCTCCGCGCGAGCTCACCCGTCGGGCCGACTTCCTGGTGGTCGGCCTGGTCCCCGCGCCTGACGATGGCGAGGGTGATGCGGAGGCCAAGGTCCTCGACGCGACCAACGACATCGCGGTCGAGATCGAGCGGGTGATGCACGGCGACCAGCTCCTGGGCGGAGTGGCGGCGGGAAGCATCCTGACCGGCTCCGAGCTCGAGACCGACACGGTCGGCGATCGGCTGATCGGTGGGATCGGCCTCACCTACGAGGTCACCTACCGGACGCTGGCGCCCGAGCCGCCCGCGGCCGAGACCTTCGACCGGTTCAGGACGGCCAACACCACGTTCAACCTCGGCGGCGCCGTCCACGCGGACGACGTGGTCGAGGACCAAGTCGTCGTTCAGCCGGAGGCGCCACCCCCATGAGAGTTCGTCCCGCTACCAAGGGCCACATCATCCGCGACCCGCACACCAAGCGCCAGCTGCCGGACGAGGGCGGCGAGGTTCCGGACACGATCTACTGGCAGCGGAAGCTGGCCCGCGGCGAGGTCGTGCCGGTCGACGGCGACGAGCCCAGGCCGGTCTCGCCGGAGAACGCCCCCGTGGCGGGCCTCGCGACGCGGCCGGTGCACAGCGGTACCACCCGCAGCGGAATCGAGGAGTAGCCCATGGCGCCCGTCACGTTCAACGAGGTCCCGGCGAACCTGCGCATCCCCTACCAGGCCGTCGAGCTCGACGCGTCGCAGGCGTCGCAGGGCCCCGGGCTCTTGCCGTACCGGCACCTGATCCTCGGCCAGAAGCTGTCGGGGGGCTCGGCGACGGCCAACACGCTCTACCGCGTGACGAGCGCGGCCCAGGTGATCCCGCTCGCCGGCCGCGGCTCGATGCTGCACCGCCAGGCGATCGCGCACTTCAAGGCCAACCGCGAGACCGAGTGCTGGATCGGCGTCCTCGCCGACGACGGCGCCGGCGTGGCGGCGGCCGGCACGATCACGGTCACCGGCCCGGCCACCGCCGACGGCACGATCTCGCTGTACATCGGCGGCGAGCTGGTCCCGGTCGGGGTCCTCGCCGGCGACGAGGACACGGACATCGCCGATGCGATCGACGCGGCGATCAACGCGAACCCGGACCTGGCCGTCACCTCGTCCGTGGCGGACGAGGTCGTCACCATCACCTACCGCCACAAGGGCGAGGTCGGCAACGGCTACGACATGCGCCACAGCTACGCCGACGGCCAGGCGCTGCCGGCCGGCGTCGGCCTGGCGTTCGTCCAGCTCACCGGCGGGACGACCAACCCGGCCCTGGCGACCCTGATCGCCAACATGGGCAACTCCTGGTTCCACGTCTGGGCCCACGGCTACACGGACGCGACCAGCCTCGCCGCGATCGAGAACGAGCTGAGCTCGCGCAGCGGCCCCATGCGGCAGATGATGGGCGTCGCGATCACCTCGGCGGAGGGCTCCCACTCGGCCCTCACGACGCTCGGCGACGGGCGCAACAGCGGGTTCAGCGTGATCCTGGCGCAGCCCGGCCAGAACCCGATCACGCCGCCCATCGAGTTCGCCGCGGTCGCGGCGGCCCTGATCTCGAAGGAGGGGGCTCGCCAGCCGAACCGGCCGCTCCAGACCGTGGCGATGCCGCACGTCCTGCCGCCGATCGAGGTCGACCGGTTCGACCCCGAGGAGCGCAACCTGCTGCTGTACGACGGGATCGGCACGACGGTGGTCGGCCCCGGCGGGGTCGTCCAGCTCGAGCGCGTCGTCACGACCTACCAGGAGAACGCGGCCGGCGCGCCGGATGACGCGTACCTCGACGTGACGACGGTCCTGACCCTGATGCTGCTGCGCTACACCTGGCGCACGCGGCTCCAGACGAACTACCCGCGCCACCTGCTCGCCAGCGACGGCACCAAGGTCGGCCCGGGCCAGCCCGTGATGACGCCCAAGCTGGGCAAGGCCGAGGCGCTCCTCTGGTTCGAGGACATGCAGGACCTCACCCTCGTCGAGGGCTTCGAGCAGTTCAAGGCCGAGCTCGTCGCCGAGCGGAACGTCTCCGACCCCAACCGGATGGACTGGCGGCTGCCGCCCGATCTGGTCAACCAGTTCATCGTCGGCGCGACGCAGCTCGCGTTCCGCCTGTAGGAGGGCAGCATGTCGCAGCGCGTCGCGGGAATCCTGTCGGTCAAGGTCAACGGCGAGCTCCTCCAGGGGCGCGGCGAGTGGTCCTACAACCTCGGCGGCCCCGTGCGCGAGGCCGTCGTCGGGACCGACGCGATCCACGGGTTCAAGGAGACCCTTCAGGTCCCCATGGTCGAGGGCGAGATCAGCGACAGCCCTGACCTCGACCTCGCGACCCTGCTCAAGGTGAAGGACGCGACCATCACCCTCGAGCTGGCCAACGGCAAGCTCATCGCGCTGCGCCGCGCCTGGTACGCGGGCGAGGGCACGGCGAGCGCCACCGAGGGCAGCATCCCCTGCCGGTTCGAGGGCAAGAGCGCCCAGGAGATCCGCTGATGGACGAGGAGGAACGGCAGGTCGTCAAGCTCAAGCGTCCGATCGAAGGGCCCGACGGGCCGATCGATCAGCTCTCGTTCCGCCGCGGCCGCCTCGAGGACATCAAGGGCGTCAGCGTCGAGACGGTGACGGCGGAGGGTCTCATGCTCGTCGCGGCTCGCCTCTGCGCCGTGCCGACCGGCATACTCGGCAAGCTCGATCAGGATGACGCCCGCGAGGTCGTCGTCATCGCCATGCGTTTTTTGCGAGCGTGCCTGGGGACTGGCGCCGAGCAATAGCCATCATCGCGGCCACGCTCCATTTCCAGCCGTCCGAGCTCTGGGCGATGGACGTCGAAGATCTCAGGTTCTGGTTCGACTGCGCCCAGGAGGTGAACGGTGGCTCCGCCCGTTAAGACCCACTGCAAGCGCGGACACGAGTTCACGCCGGAGAACACGGTGCAGCGAGCCCTCGAGTACCTGCGGCGCGCGCGGGCGCCGCTCCGCGAGGTGGGCTGATGGCGCGCGGGAAGGACTTTCCTCTTTCGATAACGCTGCGGACCCTCGACCGCGCGACGCCCGGGCTGAAGCGGCTCAACGACCAGCTCGAGAAGACCTTCAAGCCGGCGACCGAGTTCGGCAAGGAGCTGGGCAAGCTCCGCGGCAACCTCGGGCTCGACAAGATCGCCGCGGGCTTCAAGGGCATCGGGTCGCAGATCAGCGGCCTGGTCCGGGGCGCGGGCATCTTCGCGGCCGCCGGCACTGGCGCGGTGGTCGCCTTCAAGGGCCTGGCCGACGAGTTCGACGGCCTGGGCGACAAGGCCGAGGCAATCGGCGTCAGCGTCGACTTCCTCGCGTCGATGCGCTACGCCGCCGGCCAGACCGGCGGCGAGATCGACAGCCTCGACTCGTCGCTGGAGTCCTTCCAGAAGGGCCTCGGTCAGGCCAAGGCCGGAACCGGCCGCTTCGCGTCGTTCCTCAAGAGGGTCTCCCCCGTCCTGCTCAAGCAGGTCAAGGCGGCCGGCAGCACCGAGGAGGCGCTCGGCCTGATGGCCGACGCCATGGTCAGGATCGAGGACCCGGCCAAGCGGACGGCGCTGGCGATGGCCGCGGGCTTCGACCCCGCGCTGATCCCGCTCCTGGCCCAGGGCTCGAAGGGGATCGGCGCCTTGCGCAGCGAGTTCCTCCGGACCGCGGGATCTCAGGAGGAGGCGGCTAGGGCTGCCGGCGACGTCGACAAGCAGATGAAGCTGATGGGCGCCTCGATCCAGGGGGTCAAGGCCAGCCTGGTCGTCGGCCTCGGCCCGGCGTTCGCGGACCTCACCACCAAGTTTACCGGCTGGGTCACCGAGCATCGGACCCAGATCGCCGCCTGGGCGGCCGACTTCGGGCAGAAGCTGCCGGGGCGCATCGCGGCCCTGGTCGACGCGCTGCGCGGCATCCGCGACGCCGTCGTCCCGATCGTCACCACGTTCGGGTCCATGGTCCAGGCCGTGGGCGGAGCCGAGAACGCGGTCAAGCTCCTGGTCGGCGGGTTCGTCGCCTTCAAGGCGATCCAGATCGGGTCGAGCGTCGTCCAGATCGTCGGTGGGCTCGCGAAGATCGCGACGGCCGCGAACGCCGCGCGGGTCGCGCTGCTGGCATCGAACGCGGCGGCGGCGGGCGGCAGCGCGGCCGCCGGCGTCGGTGCGAGAGTCGGCGCGGCGGCGCTCGGCGCAGGGGCGCTCGCCGCCGGCGCGGCTGCCGTCGCCGGAGCAGGGGCTGTCGGCTACGGCGTCGGGACCTTGATCGACAAGGGCGTTGGGGCGGCCACCGGACGCAGCCTCAGCGACCGCCTGGCCGGGGTCGAGGGCGACTACATCGACCCGGCCTACGCGCGCCACAAGGCGCGGATGCGCGCCAAGCGAGCGGCCCAACGCGCCAACCTTGGAGCGGCCGGCGTCCCGATGGGTCCCGCGGCGGCCGCGCGCACCTTCGGGCCGCCCGCCCCGTCCGAGGCCAAGGTCACCATCGAGCTGAAGAACGCGCCGCCCGGCACGCGCGCGACGACCGATCCAAGCAGCACGGCCGAGGTCGACATGTCGGTCGGCTACCAGATGGCGGGGCGGTGAGGGAGTGTCCTGGCTCGAGAAGCTGAGGAGGGTCACGCTCCCCGACGGCCGGGTCTTCGTCGGCGGCTCCTTCCGCGGCGTCCCGTTCTTCGTCGAGGCGGCTGACCGCACCGGCGGCCGGCGGATCGTCGTCAGCGAGTTTCCCGGTCGGGACGACCCCTACGTCCACGACAACGGCCGACGGGCCCGCACCTTCCCGGTCGAGGCGTACCTGATCGGCGACGACTACCTCGCCCAGCGCGACGCGCTGCTCGTGGCGCTCGAGGACGTGGCCGGCCCGGGCGAGCTCGTCCACCCTTACCATGGCGTCCTCAAGGCGAGCTGCGGCCCATTCACCACGCGCGAGTCCTCGTCCGAAGGGGGCATGGCGCGGATCGCGGTGGAGTTCACCGAGGCGCCGAACCAGACGGTCGAGGCCACCGAGCAGTCCGACCCGCGGGCGCAGCTGGAGGTCAGCGCCGACGCAGCGGCGGCGGCCTCCGCCGCCGACCTGGCCGCCGACTACGACGTCGAGGACCTGCCGAGCTACGCCATGGCGAGCCTCGAGGTCGCCGTCGAGAGCATGTCCGAGGCCATGGCGTCCGCGCTCTCGCCGGTCATCCGATCGACGCAGGAGCTGGCAAGCCTGACGGCGCGGACGCGCCTCCTGAGCCTCCATGCGGCATCCCTGGTCCGCAGCCCCGCTGACGCCCTGGCCGGCTTCGAGGCTGTCCTGGCGGGGATCCCTGAGACCCTGGTTGCAGCCCCGGTCCCTGTCCTCCGGGCGCTGATCGACGCCTACGCGGTGGACTTGGGGCCGCTGGCGATCGAGCTCACGCCCTCCCGTGAACGTGAGCGGGCCGCGCAGATCGCGCTGGCGGCCGCCCTGCGGCGGATGCTGGCGATCGCCGCCGCTCGGCTGGCCGCGACCGCTTCGTTCGCCTCGAACGATGAGGCGGTCTACCTCCGCAACGCGGTCGCCGAGCTTCTTGACGAGCAGGCCAGCCTCGCGTCGGACGACGCCTACCCGGCGCTGGTCCAGCTCAGGGCCGACCTCGTTCGGGCCGTGCCCGGCGAGGCCGTGCTGAGGCGCATCCGCACGATTGAGCGGCCCGTCGCTCTTCCCTCGCTCGTCCTGGCCTACCAGCTCTACGGGTCGGTCGACCAAGAGAGCGACATCATCGCCCGCAACGGCGTCCGGCACCCTGCCGTGCTCTCGGGCTCGCTCTTGGTGCTCTCCAGTGAGTGATCTTCGTCTCCTCGTCAACGGGCGATCGCACGGAGGGTGGCTCAGCATCCGATGCACCCGGTCGATCGAGTCCGCCGTGGGGTCGTTCGATCTTGATGTGGTCGACCGCTGGTCCGACGAGGAGCGCGCGCTGCCGATCGCCGAGGAGGACGCGTGCCGCGTCGAGATCGACGGCGTCGTTGTCGTGGACGGGTTCGTGGACCGCCGCACGGTGGCGGTCTCACCCGATTCGCGGACGCTGTCCTACTCGGGGCGCGACAAGGCGGCGGTCCTGGTCGACTGCTCGGCCAACCTCGACCAGTGGATGTTCCGCAACGTCGACACCCTGGCGGTGGCGAAGCGGCTAGCGCAGCCGTTCGGCATCGAGGTCTCGCTACAGCCTGGCCTGCGGCTGCCGGCCCCGCCGAAGAAGTTCGTCGTGAGCCCCGGCGAGACGGCCTTCGCTGCGATCCAGCGTGCCGCCCAGATCGCCGGCGTCCTGGTAGTGAGCGACGGGCACGGGGGACTCACGCTCACCCGGGCGGGCGCGGCGCGGGCCGCCCCTCTCGTGCTGGGCGAGAACCTACTCACCGCCGCCGCCGAGTTCGACGCCACAGACCGTTTCAGTCGGTACGTCGTCGTGACCCAGGTCGGCGGCACGGACGAGGCCTACGGGCCGGTGACGGCCCCTCGCGCGTTCGCCACGGACGCCGGCGTGCGTCGAGCCAACCGGGTGCGCATCATCCGGCCGGACCAGGGCGTCACGGTCGAATCCGCGCGCCGCCGGGCCGACTGGGACGCTCGAGTCAGCGCCGCGCGGGCCGAGACCATGACCTGCATGGTGCTCGGCTGGAAGCAGCCGAGCGGCGCGCTCTGGCCGGTCAACGCAAGGGTCCCGGTTCGCGCGACGGCCGTGGGTATCGAGGGCGACATGCTGATCTCGAGCGTCGAGCACCTGGTCAACGACACCGGGGAGGTGACGCAGCTGCGGCTCGTGCGACCGGATGCGTTCACGCCAGAGCCGAAGGCGGTGGTTGCCGCCGCGTCGGGGGTGTGGAAGGAACTCGCCGGGGGGGCGCGCTGATGGGCGTCTCGCGCGACCTGTTCGCCCAGCTTGGGCGCTGGATCGAGCCGCTCAAGGTTCGGGTGGCGAACTCGATCGCCCGCGGCGTCGTCAAGCGCGTCGACGACTCGCTCAAGCGCCAGATCGTCCAGCTTGGCGTCCTCGAGGGCGAGCTCGTCGACGACGGCGAGCACTTCCAGCCCTTCGGCTTCAAGAGCGTCCCGGAGGAGGGCGCCGAGGCGGTCGCTGTCTTCCCGAACGGGGACCGTGGCCACCCGCTGGTGGTCGTGGTCGACGACCGCCGCCGTCGCCCGGTCGGCTGGCTCAAGGGGGAGTCCGGCCTCTACAACAGCTTCGGGGCGGTCGTGCGGCTCAAGGCGGACGGCGCGATCGAGGTGACGTCCGGCGGCTCGGCCGTTCCGCTAGCGACCAAGGCAGACCTCGACGCCCTCAAGGCGGCGATCACCGCATGGACCCCCTCGGCCAACGATGGGGGCGCAGCCCTCAGGACGAAGCTGACCAGCGACCTCTTCCCCAGCTGGCCGATCGGCACGAGCAAGCTCAAGGCCGAGTGACCGCCTTGACAGTGCCCTGGGCCCGTGATCCTGGGGGGTAGGTGCCGTTCGAGCGCCCTTCGCTGTCCGCGCTGGTCGAGCGCGTTCGCAGCGATCTCCGCTCGCGGCTCGGCCTCGCCGGGCCCCTGGTCCGCCGGGCGATGGTCGACGTGCTCGGAACGGCCTGGGCAGGAGCAGTCCACCTCGCCCACGGCCACCTCGACTGGATCTCGAAGCAGATCGTCCCGAGCAACGAGATGGCGGCGGAGTTCGTCCGCCGATGGGCGGCCCTTTTCGGCCTCTACCCCGGGGCGGCCACCTTCGCCTCAGGCACAGCCACGGCGACCGGCACGGACGGCCGCCCGATCCCCGAGGACTCCATCCTCCAAGGCTCGAACGGCGCGACCTACCGGGTCACCGCCGACGCGGAGATCGACGGCGGCGAGGCCACGATCTCGGTGGAATCGGTCGAAGCAGGCACCGCCGGCAACCTGGCCGCCGGCGAGACGCTCACCTTCGAGAGCCCGCTCGACGGGGTCGACTCAGCCGCCACTGTTGACGCCGGAGATGGCATCGCTGGCGGACTCGACGAGGGGACCATGAGCAACCTGTTGAGCCGGCTGCTGCTTCGCTGGCAGGAGCCGGCGCAGGGCGGCGCCGATCAGGACTACAAGGCGTGGGCGCTCGCGGTCCCCGGGGTGACGCGGGCCTGGGTGTTCCCGCTCGAGAACGGCCCAGGCACCGTCGTCGTCCGCTTCGTGCTGGACGAGCAGGAGGGCGGCATCTTCCCGGACGGCGCAGCGGTCGCCCTGGTGCAGGCTGCGCTCGACGCGGAGCGGCCGGTCACGGCCGAGGTCACGGCTGTGGCGCCGACGCCCCTGGCTGTGGCGTTCACGATCGCGGTGACCCCGAACACCACGGAGGCGAAGAACGCGGTCTCCGCCGAGCTCGCGGACCTCCTGTTTCGAGAGGCCGAGCCGGGCGATGGCGCGGGCAAGGGCACGATCAAGCTGTCGAAGATGCTCGTCGCGATCGGCGTCGCCGAGGGTGTCGAGGACTTCACTCTGACGGTCCCCGCTGCCGACGTGGTGCCGGCGGCCGGGGAGCTCGCCGTGCTGGGGACGATCACATGGACATGACAGGGGCGGCCTGATCGATGCACTCGCTCCCCGCCTACGACACCCCCTCGTACCGCTCTGCCGGCGTGTTCTTCAGCGGCACAGGCCCTGTTGGGCCCATCGACTATCCGAAGGCTCCCGCCACGGCGAACGTGGCGCGTGAAGGAGACCTCTGCATCCTTGTCGTCGAGACCCAGGAGGCGGGCGCGGTCCTGTCGGACGCGCAGGGGTTCGTCGAGCTGGCGAACTCGCCCGTGGTCGAGGTCTCAGGCACCGCCGCCCAGGACACGTGCCTGAGCATCTTTGTGCGGTACGCGCCGCCGGACCCGGCAAGCGCGACGGGCCCGACGATCGCCGATCCGGGCGATCACGTCATCGCTCGGATGCACTGCATTCGCGGTCCGTTCCGGTCGTCGGATCCCCGAGGCGCGATCCACGCCTCCGCGGTCGCAACCTCCCCGACGGGCACGACGAACATCACGCTGCCCGGCCTCACGACCACGGTCGACAACTGCCTGATCATCCATTTCGCGACGGTGCCGGCGTCCCCGTCGAACACGCTTTCGACCGTCACGAATGCATCGCTCGACCTCGGTCCGACGGAGCTCCTGGACGTGGGTGTTGCGGTGGGCGTGAACACGGGCACGCAGGGCGGCGCCCACTACGTCGTCTATGGAGAGAAGTGGACTGCCGGCGTCGTGAGCGGCACCACCACCACCCGCAGTAACAACCAGGCGACCGCGATGATGACCCTCGCGATCAAGCCGCCGCAGTTCGACTCGGTAGCTCCGACGATCACGCCGACCCCGGCCAGTGCATCAGAGGTTGGCGCCGAGGATTCGGCCCAGATCGATTTCGTCGACGACTACGGCGACGGCATCGCCGACATCGAGGTCGTCGTCGAGCACGACGACGGGACCGAGGACACGATCTACCGCTCGGCCACCGGCTTCGGCCCGAAGTACCAGGGGGAGACGAATGCGATCTCCGACATCGCCAAGGGCAAGCGGATCGTCTTCAAGCGCGACGGGACCGGCATGCCCTCGGCGGGCGCGACGATCTACGCGTCCGCCACCGACAAGCAGGGCAACCGAGCGGATGTGACGATCAGCTACACCGTGACGGGCTACTTCGTCCCGAGCTCGCCGGTCATCGTCGCGGTGACCGCCGAGGGGGGCATCGCGGTCGACGACCCCATCGAGCTCCAGGGGGCGGATGCCGACGACGACATCGTCGAGACGACGGTCACTGCCACCTACGGGGCCGACTACGTCGGCGGCGCGGTGACCGAGACGATCTACGACGCGGACGGCTTCTCCGCGCCCTGGGTCGACGGCTCGATCGCCGACACGGAACACCCGAACGGGATCGCCTTCTCGCTGGAGCGCGCGGGCGGCCTGCCCTCGGCGAGCGTGCTCATCCGCATGACCATGGTCGACGCTGGTGGGCGGGTGACGACTGAGGAGTTCGAGTACACGACGCCGTTCGAGCCGGTGCCGGAGGACGAGACCGGCCCGACGATCACGCTCATCTCCCCGACCAGCCGGCAGCTCGGGCCGGAGACGCCGATCGTCGTGGAGGTGGCGGACGAGACCGCGCTGTCGGTCGCGGCGGTCCTCGCGCGCTACCGATCCGGCCACATGGACCCGGTGCACTCGGGCGTCATCTTCGGACCTGCCTTCCAGAGCTCGGTCGCGGCCCGCGAGGTCCTCGACGGTGGGCGCCGGCACCGCTTCACGATCCTGCGCGACGGCGGGTGGCACCCGCGGCTCGGCCGTCCCGCGCTCGAGTTCATCGTCCGGGACGCCCGCGGAAACACCGCGACGCTCGTGCTGCCGTGAGCAACCCCGTCATCGAGTTCACGCTGCTCGAGCCGGCTGCCGAGGCGCCGTCCTCGGGCCCCCTGACCGCTACCGTCTGGACGCGCGTCCTGAAGGCGCTCCTGCCGCCCGGCCGGCTCTGGAATCTCGACCCGGACAGCGAGCTGTCGCGGACCCTCGCAGCCGCCGCGGACGAGCTCGCCAGGATCGATGCACGCGCGCGCACACTGCTCGACGAGGCCAACCCGCTCACGACGACCGAGTTGCTGCCGGACTTCGAGCGTGCGCTCGGACTCGCCAGCGAGGGCTCGCTGGCCGAGCGCCGCGGGCGGGTCGTGGCGTTGCTGGTCCGTCGGCAACGGTTCCGGCCGGTCGACTTCAAGGTGGCGCTCGCCCCGATCCTGGGGCTCGCCGCCGAGGACGTCGAGGTGATCGAGCGGACCCGTGCTCAAGCGGTCGCGATGGACGACGACTCCGCGATCTTTCGCTTCTACATCTACCGCGACCCCGGCGCCCCGGGCAGCTACAGCGTGGCCGACGCACAGGCCCTCGTCGATCGCATCAAGCCCTCACACACACGAGGCCGGGTGTTCGAGTCCAAGCGGTTCAAGTGCGGCGACCCGCACTCGATCTGCGGGCGCGACCTCCTTGCCCCCGACCCGGTGGTCTGACCATGGCGCTGCCCTACTCGAGAAATCACACCTACGTCAATGGGACCTCCGAGGTCAACGGGGACGACCTCAACGACATCCAGGACAAGATCATCGACGGGAGGTTCCACGGGGACATCGAGGAGGAGGTCTCGTTCCCGGTGCTTCCGTCGGCGTACGGCGGTGGCGGCCTCACCGGCGACACCGCGAGCGGCGCGTCGCGCTACATCGGCACGATGACCGACCCGCTCGCGATCAAGCTGCCGGTCAAGGTCGGCCGCCGCCTGAAACACGTTCTCGTCCGGGCGATCGACGAGGCGCCGAGCGCCTTCACAGTCGAGGTGTTCAAGCAGTCGGTCGCTGCAGGCGCCGCCCCGGGCGCGCCGTCGTCGCTCGGCTCCTACACGAGCACAGGGGTCAGCTCCGGGAACGTGCAGGCCGTCGACATCACGATCAGCGGCGGCGGCCAGGTCGCGAGCTCGGACTTGACTCTAAGCGTCCACATCACTCTCCCGACGACGTTTCACGCGCTGCACAAGATCGCCATGGTCTACGACTACCCGAATCCGGGCGACCCCTAGGCGGGGTCGGGCTTGACCCCGGCACTAAGCCGTGATCCTCCCCTAGGGGGTGGGCGACCTGGCGCTCGTCTGGAGTCCCGAAAGGGGCAACGCCGACCTGGTCATCGCCACGTCGTTGGACGACCTCGCGGCCGACGACGGGCTCGGCACGTCGCTGTTCCTCTCGCTCTTCACCGACCGGCGGGCCGAGGACGACGACCGACTGCCGTCGGACGACGGGGACCGTCGCGGTTGGTGGGCGGACGAGTTCGCCGAGGTCCCCGGGGACCGGTTCGGGTCTCGCCTCTGGCTGCTCGACCGCTCGGTGCGCACCCCGGACGTCCTGCCGCTCGCCGAGCAGTACGTCCGGGAGGCGGTGGCCTGGCTCATCGCGGACCGGGTCACCGAGCGGATCGACGTGTCGGTCTCGTTCCAGGGCGCGTGGATGCTGCATCGGGTCGAGGTCTACCGCCCGACCGGTGATCCGGCGCGGTACCTCTTCGCGCAGCCCTGGGACGCGATGGCGGCGGGGACCGATGCCGGATGAGCGAGGGGCAGCGGGACGCTCCGCCGGGCACGCTGGCGGCGGTCCTAGCGCCGCCGCGCGCGCGCACCCGGAGCGAGACGCTCGAGGACATCGGCCAGCTCAAGACCGACGTGGCGGTGACCCAGACGCGCCTCGACGGGCTGCTCGAGGCGGTCACGGCCGACAAGGGCCGGCGGCCGACCGCGGTCGCGGTGCTGGCGGTGGCGATCTCGGCCGCCGCACTGCTCAAGCCGTGCGTGATGGGAACGGACCGGGCCAGCAAGGGCGACCTGGCCGAGGTCCGCGTCGAAGCCACGACGCAGGCCAGGGAGCTCGAGGCCAGGGTCCGCGCGCTCGAGCTCGCGCTGCGGGACCTGCGCGCCGAGCTACGCCAGGAGATCGCCGACGCGATCAAGGCGGCCGAGTCGCCGCGGGACGCACCGGGCCGCAGGCGGCCCCGATGACCAGGAGAAGCCGATGATCGAGCTGTTCGCCGAGTACGGGATGCGCGCCCTGGTCTTCGTCGCCACGGTGCTGGGGGGCTTCCTGACCCGATACGTCTGGGTCTTGATCAAGAACGCGACGGCCCGCGCGATCCTCGAGCGTGGCTACGGGGAGACCCGGGACGCGGTCCTCGAGGTCGCCCAGACCTACGTCGACGAGCTCCGCAAGGGGCGCGAGGACGGCAGCCTCACCCCGGAGGAGAAGGCCAACGCGCTGGCCAAGGCCGTCGCTGCGGCCAAGGCGAACCTCGGCCGCAAGGGCCTCGCCCGGCTCGGCCGCGTGCTCGGCGTCGACGTCGACAGCTGGCTCCAGAGCAAGGTCGAGGCGACCGTCAAGGCGATCAAGCTGGCCGACGCGCCGCCGGCCGCTGCCGCGCCGGCCGGCGGCACGACGCTGGCGCCGGCCTCGGGGGTGATCCCTCCGATCCCTCGCCGGCCGGCGTGACGACGACGGCTCCGGCGGCGCCGATCGTGCCGCCGGAGGTCGCGCCGGTGATCCGTGGGCGGCTCGACGCCGCCGAGAAGCTCGCGCCGCGCCGCGGCCAGCTCGACCTCGGGGCCTACGTCCGCGGCACGCGCGACGCGGGCTCGGCCGGCGGCGTCCTCGACTACACCCACCGGATCAGCCCCTCGACGGCCCTGTTCGGCGAGGCCTCCGCCGGCTACGGATGGGGCGCGACGCCGGGGCTCGAGTACAAGGCCACGACCGGACTGCGGATGAGGTTCTGATGGCACCGGCGCGAGAGGGCGCGGCAACGATCAAGGTCGAGAAGGCGGCGTGGTGCCGCGCGCTCCGCTACATGGCCGACGAGTGCGAGCGCGGCACGATCGTCGCCGCCTCGGTCGACCTGCCGGCGCACGGCGTCGGCCGCTTCACGATCGTCATGCTCGACGGGGCGGATGCCCCCCTGCCGGGGGTCCTGGTCGGCCCAGACGAGAACGGCGAGCCGGAGGACTGAGGCGATGACGATCGAGGATGCGACCGTCCACATCTTCTCCTGCGACCTCTGCGGCCGGACGGCGCGCGGGGAGGCGGCCGAGCTGCCGCCGCCCGGCTTCGCGCTGCTCAAGGTGCGGCCCGTCCAAGGCGTCGGGGCCGCGGTCGTCCTCTGCCTCGACACCTGCCTGTCGATCGGCGCCGACCGCCTGGCCGAGGGCCTCACGATCGACGGAGCGCCAGCGCGCGGGAGCCTGTTCGGGTGACCCGTGGCGCGTTCGACCGCCTGGCCACCTGGGCAGCCCACGTCACCGGCACGGCGCGCGCCGCGGCGATCGCGTTCGCGGTCGTCCTCGCCTGGGCGGTGAGCGGCCCGTTCTTCCGGTGGTCCGAGGCGTGGCAGCTGGTGATCAACACCGGGACCACGATCGTCACGTTCCTGATGGTCTTCCTGCTCCAGCACGCGCAGGACCGCGACACGCGCGCGATCCAGCTCAAGCTCGACGAGCTCATCGTCCGGCTGCCCGGGCCGCGGGACGAGCTCGCGGGCATCGAACGGAAGGACACCCAGTGAACCTGCCCCTCGTCCCGTTCCTGACCGCCGTCGGCGGCCTGGCGATCTACCTCCTCCTCCCGGGTGTCAGCTCGCCGCCGACGCCCACGACGTCCCGCATCGCCGAGGCGGGGCGGATCGCGTTCTTCGTTGGGCTGCTCTGGCTGATCGCGGAGAACGCGGGGCGGGTTCGGTAGGGTCGGCCTAGCGCCGCTTCGGCTTCGCCGCCGGCTTCCGCGCGGGTTCGGCGAGCGTCATCTCGAGGCGGCAACCGACTGCGGCCGCCGCCCGGGCCAGGGTGAAGACGGACGTCCCGCCGTCGGCCGGATCGAGGATCCGGTTGACCTGGGTCCGGCTGGTGTCGAGGCGCTTCGCCATCGCGTTGACCGAGATGTGACGGCGCTCCATCGCCTCGCGGAGCTGCTCGGCGACCGCGCGCTTCTGCACGAGCGCATCGACCTCCTCGGCGAGGCCGTCTTCGTCGAGCCACTCGTCGAGGCTGATTCCGATGTGCGGGTTGGGGTGCTTCTTGGACATGGTGGAACCTCGGGGCAGGGGGGGCTAGAGCAGCTTCATCCGGTCGCGGGCGATCTTGACGTCGGCGGCCGGGGTCGCCCGGGTCTTCTTGATGAAGGCGTGGAGGACGACGAGGACCTTGTCGTGGACGCAGACCATGAGGCGGATCTGGCGAGTCGGCGTCTTCGAGCGGATCTCCCACAGGCCCTTGCCGAAGCCATCGGTCAGCGGCGGGCCCGGGTTCCAGTCGTCCTGGGCGGCGCGGAGATCGGCGCCGACGATGACGCGCTCCTCGGCGGTCAGCTCGTTGCGGATGAAGTTGAGGGCGGGGGTGTCGCCGGTCGCCGACTGGAAGAACCGAACCTGAATCGCGACCCCCATGGACTAACTGTGTACCTTATACGGTACAGAGTCAACGGTTAAATCAGGGCCGCCGGCCGGTCAGACCGACCGCAAAGGATTTGCCAGCTTACGCTTCGGTGGGGCGGATGTTCAGCTGGTTGACGATGAGCTGAGTCTGAGCGATTCTTGCCGTGTGGGGAGCGAGTCACCTCGGGAGGAGGCGATCCGAATCGCGTCGAGGATCGTGCGGCTGCGCAACGAGATCACCCAGCTCGAGCAGCGGCTGGACGAGATGCTCGTCAAGCCAGCCGCCGAGACGCCCTCGCCCGATGTCACGCCGGGGGCCGCCGCCCTGGGCGCTCTCGTAACCCACGTCGCGTCCGCGTACGCCAAGAACAGCGAGATCACCTACGCCGATCGGGTGCGTGCGCTGATGCGAAACGCTCCCAGTCGCGCGTTCAGCGTGACCGAGATCGGCAAGGAGATCGGCCACGCCAACGTCCGGTCGCTCTCGACGATCCTGGCGAAGATGGCCGAGCGCGGAGAAGTCGAGAAGCTCGATCGCGGCCAGTACCGGTGGTGCCCCAAGGAGCGACGCACGGCCCCGTTCTAGCCATTCAGCCCTGGGCGGCAGGGCGTCGAAGCAGCGGATGCACCCGGACATCGGCGTCCAAACCCGTGTCCGACCAGCTCCTTCGTGCCCGGTGAATCAAGCCAAGAGTCATCGGCCGCCCAGGGCCCTTTTCCCATTTCGACACGTCCAGGATCGGCCGTCAAGCCCGGCTGTCGGGGCGGTCGAAGCCTCGCGAAATAAGCTACTTCCGCGCAGCGCGGTTGCACGTCTGACGGATCCACGTCGAGACGGCGTCGACGCCGGCTCGCTCGGCCGCCGCGGTCCACTCGCTCATCTCGTTCTCGGAGACGCGGATCCAGATCCGTTCGCGCTCCTCGGCCGGGGGGCGTCCGACGGGGCGCTTCTTCACGGCGTCGGCCAGGTCGTCGACGTGCGCGGGGCGCTTGCGGGGCACGCCGCGACCGTAGCGGGTTCCGGTGACGATGTCACAGAAACGGCCCTCGCCAGGGTCGACCCGCAGGCCCGGCAGTTCCGCAGCTCAAGCGGCGGGTGGGCGTCACCGAACTCCTGGACGCCGACCAGCGCGAGCTCGTTCCAGTCCGCGGTCGACCGGCGCGCGCGGTCGTGTGCGTCCGAGCAGGTCACGACGCGGCCTCGGCCGGCAAGTCGTCGCCGAGCAGACCGAGGCCGCCGCTGTCGCCGATCTCAACGACCCGCCACCGGTTCCCCTTGCTGCCCTCGGCGATCCACTCGCGTGAGCCGGCCAGGGCCGCCGCCGCGTCGAGCAGCTCAGGCGCCGCGTGGTAGATCGTGACCCGCGCCCGGCCATCGCCGCCGGCGAGGTCCTGGGCGAGGCGGAGGACGTCGATCAGGGCCCGCGCGCGGACCTCGGCCGGCGCCCGCGGCACCGCTCGGCGGGCTCGCTTGGGCGCCGTCACGACGCGGCTCGCATCGGCTGGAGCAGGCGCAGGGCCTCCTCGAGCTCGGCGACGCGAGCCTCGGCCGCGGCCGCCCGGGCCTCGGCCCTGCGCTCCCCCTCGGCGACGCCGCTCGCGTACGCGTCGGCCGTCTTCCGAACCATGTCGATCAGCACGTCGTCCCCCATGGAGACCACGGTACGGATTTCGTTGACGGGCGTCAACGAAATTCGGCGGCGCGTCCGAAGGGCGCGAGTCGCCTTAGCTATCCGGTCCAGCGGGCCTTCCGCCCCCGGATGTCGTAGTGGACCCAGCCGACCTTCCGCTCGGGCCTGCCCTTGGGGTACTTCGCCGAGGGCGGCAACTCCGGGCGCGGCAGGTAGAGGCCGATCCCGCCCTCAGGGATCCGCTCCTTCGCGATGAGACGCAGGATCGTCGCCTGGAGCACCTGCGGCGCGACGCCGCGCACGCGGATGTCGGCGGCCTTCGCCACCTTGTGCTGGGAGTGGCTCACCCCCTTGCCGACGTTCCACTCGGGGGTGCGGAAGCCCGAGATCACGCGCATCGCACGGCCGCCCAGCTCGGCGCGGATCGTCTCGAGGTGGCGACAGAGCTCGATGACGTTCGGGCGCAGCTCGGGCGGCACCGGCGTGCCGTCCTTGCAGCCGAACTCGCCCCACGAGAAGTGTTCGGAGACCATGCCGGCGTCGAGTGGCGGCGCCGGGACAAGCTTCCGCATCGGCTGCGTGTCGTGCTCGTCGGCCGGCGGCGCCGGCTGCGGCATCGGGGGAGTGTCGACGACCTCGACGGCCTCCGCCGGGGCCAGACCCCGCAGCCGCGCCCAGAGATCCGAGAACCAGCTCACGATCCGTCTCCTCGTTCCGCCACCTGGTCGAGCAGCGCGGCGAGCCAGCCGCGGGCGATCCGCGCCGCGCAGGTCGGGTGGAGCCGGCCCGACAGCGCCTGGGAGGCCTGCTGATGGCACGTCGCGCAGGGCTCGCCGTCGGCCGCGCCCTCGAGCGCCGCCCGGATCGTCGGCACCAGGAGCGCCGGCGCGGTCACGGCGCCTCGTCGAGGTACGCGGCCAGCTCGACCTCAGCGGCCAGGTCGACGGCAGCGGCTTCGCCCGGCTCGACCCACGCGCAGGCGGCGGCCAGCCGTGCGCGCCGCTCGACCTCCTCCGCGCGCTCGTGGCGGTCGATCCACGCGTGGCGGATGCGGCGCCAGCGGACGGATGCTCGAGCGACCCGCGCGCGCGTCGGGCGGCGGTGCCTCGAGCGGCTCACCAGAGCACCGGGCCCGCCAGCGCGACGTGCGCGAGGTGGGCTCCCTCGTGCCCGGCGCGGCGCTCGCACTTGACCTGGCCGATCCGCGCACCGCACCTCGGCCCCCTGGGCTTGAGCCCCATGCTCCGTTCAGGATCACGGCGGCGGGTGGTTGTCCAGCTACGCCGCTCCTCCTGTGGGTCCTCGCCGGGCAGCAGGGGCCGTACCTGCTCGCGCGCCCAGCTTGATCCGCGGTTCAGCTCCCGCCGAGGATGGCGCGATGCGCATCTTCGTGGACGCCGACGGCTTCTCGCACATCGCAGACGTCATCAAGAGCATCGAGAACGACCGCGACGCCAATTACGCGTGGGGCGAGGCCATCGAGGAAGCGAAGCGCCTGGCCAAGGCGCGGGGGGAGCTCGTCCAGCTCATCGGGCCCGGCGACGGCCGCGACGACGGCCGAGTCGTTTGGGTTCATCCGAACGGCAAAGTGGAGAATCAGGTAGCGCCGTAGCCGGTGCCGACCTCGCGCCGCTCACAGCCGCAGGACCCGGCCGGCGTCGTGGAACGCGGCCTCGAACGCCCAGAGCCGCTCGCCGTGGTAGACGACGGCGCTGGGGAAGGGCGCCGAGCTCGTCGCGCCGACGAACCGCAGCCGGCCGCGCCAGAAGCAGACGGCCTGCGCGGTGTCCCAGACGAGGCGGTAGAACCATCGCGAGTCCGGCCGCGCGGCGACGAGCGAGACGATCTCGAGAGCGTTCTCTCGCGCCTCCTCGGCGACTTTCGTGGCCCACGCGGCCGCGCTGGAGTAGGGCGGGTTGACGTAGACGAGGCTGCCAGGACGCACCGCGCTCGCCCACGAGCCCACGAGGCCGTCCTCGCGCTCGGTGAGCCAGTGCCGCGCGAGGACTGGGTTCGCCTTGCTCGTGCAGGGGTCGAGGTCGATCGGCGCGATCCGGCGCACCCGCTCGAGGACGGCCTCCGGCGTGCGCCAGGTATCGGACCCGCCGGTCGCCTTGCGCGCGTGGGTGGCCCGGAGCCGGGGCTTCGCCGGGGCGACAGCCGTCATCGGACCCGGACCTCGAGGGTGACGCCGACCGGCAGGTGGGGCTCAACCACCGAGCGTAGGGCGCGGCGGGCCCAGCGATGCCAGAGGCCGAACGCGACCCAGGACCAAGCGGGCAGTGTTGCCGCGATGAGCACCCTGCCCGGCTCGGGGACCGTCACCTCGCCCTCGCGCAGGCCGAGGACCTGTCCGGCGCTCTCCAGCGCGACCTCGACGTCTCGGGCCGTGAAGACGCCGATCACCGCCGACCTCCGGCCGCCCGCCAGGCACGATAGGGCGGGAGGATCTCGACCACCCGGCCGCCCCAGCGCGCGACGACCCGCTCGGCGCGCTCCCGCCGCATGAGCGCCGTGGGGCCGCCGATCGTGCCCTCCACCCGGAACCGCCGCCGCGGCCAAGGTGGCGAGGCGGCGACCAGCATCCTGGCGAGCTTGGGGGCCGGGGTGCCGGCTTCGATCGAGCGCCGGTTGTGGCGCGCCAGGGCGCGTCGCGCGCGCTCCTCTCGGGTGGCGCTCATCGGGCCTCGCTGTTCCGCAGCGGTCGAAGGGGCACGAGACCTTGCCGCGTTGCGGAATTTCTTGCGTGGTTAGGTGTAGGCGATAGTTCGGTACTACGGGATTTAGGTTCCAGTGTCCTCGCGGACGTGCCGGTTCGAGTCCGGCCTCTCGCACGACTTAGACGTCTCCCGATCAACGAATCGCCTTCCAGCGGAACGGCTGCGGAATGCGCATCGGTCGATCGGATCATCGGCTACTTGCCGCCGTCGGTCAGGAGCCGCTGGGCGCGGCGCGCCTGGGCTTGCTCGGCGGTGCCGAGCGCGGTGTAGTGGCGTTCGGTGACGACGTGTGACGTGTGACCCAGGGCCGCGGCGACCACGTGCGAGGTGGCGCCGTGCTCCTGGGCCAGCGTCGAGTGCGTGCCGCGCAGGCCGTGCGGGGTGACCCGGCTGACGCCGGCCCGTTTGCACCACTTGACGACCTGGCGGTGGACCCAGTGGCGGTCCGTCTTCGGCCACAGCGCGCCGCCCTCCTTCGCGATCTCCTTGAGGACGGGGACCAGCATCTCCGGCGTCGCCATGCGGCGCGCGGCGGCGTCGGTCTTGCCCTCATCGATCCAGAGGAGCCGGCCGTCGTCGTCGACGTCGCGACCTTCGAGCCCCGCCGACTCGCTCGCCCGGAACCCCGTGAGCAGGATCAGCGCGACGACCAGCGCGCCCCGGTCGCCGACCTCGGTCGCCGCCAGCGTGACCGACAGCAGCGTCCGGGCCTCGTCGAGCCGGAGCTGTGGCTTGCCCCGCCTGCGCTTGCCCTTGGCTTCGATCCCCGCGAACGGGTCGGCCTGCAGGTAGCGCCGACGGACCGCCCACCGCGCAAACGTGCCCACCTCGTTGAGGCAGTTGCGCTGGGTGTCGACCGCCGGGGGCCGCCCCGTCTTGTCGCTCTTGCGCGTGCGCATCGCCTCGTAGAGCGCCGTGGCGTTCTTCGGCCCGATGTCGGCGAGGACGGCCTCCCCGTCCGGCATCATGGCGTGCAGGTGCCGCTCGCAGCGTTCGACGCTCGACGCCCGGCGGCCCTTGTCGGTCGCGAGGTACGCGACGTACTCCTTGATCGCCGCGCTCACCGTCGTCTCCTCGAGCTCGAGCTGGGCTCGGAGCTCGGCGGCGACGTCGTTCGCCTCCTCTTCGCTCGGATGGAGGCTAGGATGGCGCGCGCCGTCTCTCTCGACGACGATGATCCGCCAGCCTGCTCGTTCTCTGTAGGGTCCAAGGACTCGTCCTCTCTTTCGCTGTCGCATCGCTCCTCCAGGGCGCGACGCGGCAAGATCCCGTGCGCGACGAGTGTTGCCACGACGCGCCGGGCTGCCGCACCAGCGATCAGCTCGGCCTTGGCCCGCTCCCGGGCGCTGAGCTTCGGGGTTGTCGTCCGTCCCGTCACAGCGTCTCGCCCCCATGCGTGAAGTCGGGCAGCGGCGGCTCGCCGTCGAGGCACGCGAAGAGGTGCAGGACCCGGGGGTTGATGTTCACGTATCGCGAGCGCGGCGGAACGACCTTGTACGCGTACCGCTCGAGGCCGAGGAACGTCTCCTTGACGTCGACCAGCTCGCTCCACTTCGGGATCCGGTCGGCGTGCGAGCACGAGAGGTGCAGCCACCGGCGGCCGTCCTGCTCGATCGCGGCAGACAGGATCACGAGCAGCCGGCGCAGGCCGTGGTGGTACTTGGCCCCGTCGAGTCGGCGCTCGAGCACGCGCCAGCCGGCCGGGACGACGCTCGGCAGGACCTCGTCGAACCACGCGGGCTCGTGCAGGTAGGCCGTCACGACTCGAGGCCCCGCTCGCGCAGGATGCGCTGGGCCCGACGCTGGCGATGGTCGCTCTCCGCGATCGCCGCGATCTCGCGCAGCAGCTTGAGCTCCTCCGCCGGCGTGCAGGCCTCGACCAGCGTGAGCCGCTCGCTGGCGCGCTGCACCATGCCCTCCGGCCAGCCGCACCAAGCCGCCTCGTCGCGCTCGGCGTCGTAGTAGGCGAGCGTCCAGGTCTCGCCGGTGATCGAGTCCCTCACCGTGTCGCCGGTCTTCATGCCGCGCGCTCCTCCTCGAGTCGAGGTTCCGCTGCCGCGTCCGCGATCGCCGCGCGCCACAGGCGGCGCTGGGAGTGGCGCGGATCGGGCACCTGGTCGACGCGGAAAACCAGGGCAAGGGTGTCGACGTCGCGTTGCAGCGTCGCCTTCGACACGCCGTGGCGGCGCGCGAGCTCGGCGATCGTGCAACCGGGGCCGGCCGCCGCGAGGTCCTGTAGGACTCGCCACTGCCGCACGAGCTGCTGCTCGGCCGCGGGTCGGATGCTCACGACGCGCACCTCACGCCGCCGTCCTCAACGACGACCCAGCTCGAGCGCGGCCGCGGCAGCTCAGCGCGCACGCCAGAACCCCCACGCTTCGTCGGCGAGATCCGCAGCGAGCTCGGCTGACGAAAGCCCCCCCCCAGCTACTTACGCCTGATCCGCCGCCCGCCGCTGCTCCTCCGCCTGCTGGTCGTGCCACGCTGAGCACCGCCGATCGTCCGCCGTCCGATGGAGCTGAGCGCCCCGCGCCATCAGCCGCTCGCCGCTCTGCAGGTTCCGCATCCACGGGACCGGGGTCCCGCACTTCGGGCAGGGCGCGTTCGGCTCGAGCACCCACCGCGCGCCTCGCTTCGGCATCTGGCCTCCTGGCCCCGGTCGAGGGACTCGAACCCCCGACCGCCGGCCCGGCTTCGCGGCGCGCGCGCGCACGCTCCGCGATCGTTGCGCGGCGGTCGCCTCCGTCGTCGGCCGTCCTCGCGGGTACCGCGCTCAGGCCGGCGCCAGGCGCCCGGGATAGTGCCGGACCCCCCAGCCCGGCGGGTCGGGGTTCGCCGGCATCGGCCGGCGTTACCGACTGGGCCGCATCTGACGCTGCACGAGGCCCTGGCCCGGGTGGTCCCTCGATTCGCGGCCGGCGCGCGCTCGCCCGTGGGACCTCGCGCGCGCCGACTGCGCCGACCTCGGCCGCCAGGCGTCGGGGTCGGCGCATGCCGCGGGTCCGCCGCGGCGCCGGGGTGGCTTTAGGGCGGCCCACCTCCGCAACCCCTCCCCGGAGCTCAGCAACCCGGGCGGCGGCCCAGGCGCGGATGTCGCGCTCCCAGCGAGCGATCGCCCGGTTGAACTCGGCCTGCGTCACGAGGGGGCCTCGCTGCGCGACTGCGCCTTGCTTGCCGCCGCCGACCTGTAGACGACCCCGAGCTGGTCGACCATGAGCGGCAGGTCGAGCCCGGCCGCCACCGCGCAGTGCGACGCGGCCGACAGGCACAGTGCCGCCGCGCGCGCAGGATCCATGTCGCTCAGACTGAGCGCGGCCCCGATCGCGGCGGCCACGCGCCGCTCGGCCTCCGTGAAGTCCGGGCGCGTCATGCTGGCACCAGGTCCCGCGGGTCGCAGGCCTTCCCGGGCGAGTCGGGGTGGGCGCCGGCGAACCGGACGAACGCGTACCGCTCGCCGATCGACGTGACGACGCCGTCCTCCGCGCGCCCCGACGCGGGCCGGTAGACCACGGCGTCCCCGACCGCGAAACCGAGCGCGTCGTCCCGCCGGATCTCCCAGCCCGCGTCGAGGTAGCCGCCCTCCCAGCCCAGCAACGGGACCCGGTCCGACCACATCGAGACCGCGTTGACGATCGCACCCTGCGGCAGCGGCGCGCCGCAGATGTCGCAGCGGCAGCCCTCGAGCGCGAGCGGCGCCCGCACAACCCGCACGTACTCGCCGGGGTACCGCGGCAGCCGCATGGCGACCTCGGCGCACGGCGCGCAGTCGATCTCCTGCTTCATCGCAGCCGGCTCCGGTTGCGGCGCTGCCAGTCGACGAGCTCGGCCTCCGTGCGGCCGAACCCGGCCACCCGCACCGTCCCGGCCGGCGCGGCGACGTCCTGCCCCGCCTGGCCCCAGACCACGCGGCGCGCGCCGTCCGTCATCTCGAAGGCGATCCAGCGGTCGCCCGTCACGGGCGCCGTCACGAGCGCGGCCTCCGGTGGCTCGGGCCGTCGGAGCAGGTTGCGAAGTGCGATCGGTGGAGCGACTCGCCGGCGGCCCGCGCGTTCGCCGCGTCGAGCGGCCCGAGGACCTCGGCGAAGAACTCGCCGATCAGGCGGACGTTGCCGCCGGCGGTCGCCTCGGCGTCGACCGGCATCAGCCTGCCGGCGCCGGTCTTGCGCCAGAGGATCGCGGCGCCGCAGCTGCGGCAGCGCGACGGGGCCGCTGGGCCGGGACCGCCGGTCACGGCCGCGCTCCGGGGAAGAGGGCGTCGCTCGCGCGCACGGCGTCGCCGCGCCCGACAAGTAGGCCGGTCGAGCGGAGCTTGGAGAGGATGTTGCGCATGGTCGAGCTCGTCGCCGAGTAGCCGGTTGCGGCCTCGATCTCGATCCGCGAGAGCTCGTTGGGGTGCGCCTCGACCAGGAGGCGGAGGACCTCGGACGGGCCCTTCCCGAGCTGCGGAGTCCACAGGGCGAGCAGGTCCTCCGTGGACCGCGGCTGATCGACCGGGCCAGCCGCCGCGCGGCCAGCGTCGGTGATCACGATCCGCTCGCCGCCGCCCTCCACGTAGCCGACCGTGCGCAGCGCCGACAGGATGTTGCGCACCGTGCTCGAGCGCGGGCTGTAGCCGGCAAGGATGGATGCCTCGACCGTGCTCATCGGCTTCGGGTGCAGGCTGGCCAGCGCGCGCAGGAAGGTCGCGGGGCCCTTGCCGAGGCGCTCGCCGCCGGCGCCGGCGGGCGCGCGCGCGGCGACGCGTGGAACCGGCGCCGCGACCGGGATCGGCACCTTGTGGGACCCGTTCGTCGGCCCGCGCGGGATCATCGCGCACGCGAGGGCCTTCCCCGCAGCGGTGAGAGCGGCGACGGCGTCCTCGGCTGCGGCGGTCGCGGACCGGAACTCGGCCTCCACCCGCGAGAGGTCGACCGGGGGCGCCGCCGGGGGCGCCGCCGTGGCTGCTGCGAGCTGGCGCTCGAGCTCGGCGATCCGCTTCCGCAGTGCCTTGGGGTCGTCGGCCTTGGCGTGGACCGCGACGGCCTCCATCGCGCCGCGCAGGCGCTCGAGGTCGACCTTGGCGAGCGGCCTGGCCGGCGCCGCTGCCGCGCCGACCTCGGGCGTCGAGCTCGCGTCGAACGTCGCCTTGCGTGCGATCGTGTAGACGTCGAACACCTTGAGCCAGGTCGGCGACCAGACGATCGCCTGGCCGCGCTCGAGCTCGGACAGGCGCTTGACGCCCTCCTTGCCGATGCCCTTGTCCTCGGCCCACTCGGCGATCGCCTTGCGCTCCTGGCTGCCGATCAGCTGGAACGCCAGCAGGCACTCGGTCTGGTTGAGCGCCTCCTTGTTGACGCTCTGCGGACGCTGGTCGAGCAGCGACACCCCGATCCCGTAGTTCCGGCCCAGGCGGATCAGGTCCTCCATCGCGCCGAGCATCGGCTCCTCGCCGGGCCGGACCCGCTGAGGCACGAACAGGCGGGCCTCCTCGAGGACGACGTGGATCGGCGTGCGCGCCTGCTTCTTGCGGCGGAAGAGCTGCTCGGTGAACGCGGTCACGAACCGCTGCCGCTCGCCCTTCGAGAAGGGTGAGACGTCGAGGACAAGCGAGGCGTTCGTCTCAACGGCCAGGTCGGCGACCAGCGCGCCTCCCTGCGGGACCAGCGGCAGGTCACCGTGGTCGCCGCCGAGGACCGGGATCGAGAGGCCCGGGCCCTTCCCGCTGGCCGAGATCCGGAGGCCGTACCAGTTGCCCACGGGGTCGATCACGACGACCTGGGCGCCGGCGCCGACGAGCTCCTCGACCAGCTTGCCCGCGGCGTACGTCTTCCCGGCCCCGCGCTTGCCCATGAAGGCGAAGGTCTGGGTCACCGCGCTCGCCGGCAGGTCGAGCCCTTTGGCCAGGTGCAGCTTCACCGCCGAGCGCCCCCGACCAGGTGCTCGCGCAGCGCGCAGGTGCCGACGTCGCCGTGCCCGTCGCAGGCCCGCAGCAGGCCGCGCAGGACCCGGCGCGCGCGCTGGATCCGCTCGGCCTCGGCGTCGAGCTCGGCCAGCTTGGCAGTCGCCAGCTCGAGCAGCCGGGCGTGGGCGGCGCCGGCGCGGCGGAGCCGCAGCCCGACGAGCTCGCGGACCTCGCGCAGGCGGAACCCGAGGGCCTGGGCCCGCTTCACCGCAGCGACGGCCTCGAGGTCCTCGGCGGTGTAGGTGCGGTAGTTGTTGCCGTCGTCGCGCGGCGGCGCTGGGACCAGGCCCTTGCGCTCGTAGAACCGCAGCGTGGGCACGGTGACGCCGGCCCGCTCCGCGAGCTGGCCGATCTTGAGGGCCTGGTCCTTCATGGGCGGGCGTACGCTCCTCGGCGCCGGCGCGGGGGCCGGCCGGTCGTGGTGATCGCGCGCGGCGGCGCGCGGCGGATCCGCCACCGCTCGCCGTGCGCCTCGTCCCGGTGCGCGTCCCGGTGGCAGGACGGCGAGCAGAAGTCGGCGCCGAGCTTCCCGCACGGGACCGGGATCCGGTCGACGTCGGTCCGCCGGTCATAGGCCTTGCCGTGCTCGACCCAGGTCGCCCCGCAGCCGATCCGGTCGCATACGACGACCTCAGCCGTCACCTTCCGCCGCATGCGTCCTCCTCGTCACCCGCCGCGCGCGTCTCGAAGGCGCCGGCGAGCTCGGGCTCGCTCGCCATCAGCAGCCGGGCGTAGTAGGGACGGTGGTTGTTGTTGAGGCGGAAGTCGTCGCCGCGGGTCTCGATCTGGATCTCCCAGCGGAGGCGCTCGAACAACAGGTTGATCGAAAGGCGCTGGGCGCCGCGGCGCCGTGCGTAGAGCGCGAGCTCGCGCAGCTTCTCGAAGACCGAGGGGTTCTCGCGGTGGAACGCCTCGAAGCGAGCGCGCAGCGTCGCGTCGTCGGCAGACCCCCGAGCGGCGGCGGACGGCGAGGAGGGGCCGGCAGGCAGGCCAGCCCCCGACGCCGAGGCGCCGCCGCCCGGGGAAAAGGTGAGGTCGAGCTGCGCCATCAGTCGCCCGCGATTTCCCCGGCCGGCGCGGCGATCTCCTCTAGGCTCGTCTTCGTGCCGCGGCTCGCGCCACCGCGCGCACGGATCGCCTCCAGGGCGGCATCGTTCGCTCGACCGAGCTCGCCGTGCTTCTGCGCGACCGGGCGCAGCGCGTTCCTGATCCCCGCCTTTGTGACCTCCATCGTGACGGCGCTGCGGGCGACGTCGAGACCGTGCTGCTCGGCGAGGACCTGGAAGGCGATCGCGCCGTCGAGGCTCTCGTTGCCCGACGCGACAACCTTGACCAGGCGGCGGCCGCCGGGAAGCGGGAGCTCACCGTGCTCGTCCAGCGCGGCCCGGACACCCCTCTCGACCTGGGCGAGGACCTGCTTGGCGGCCTTGAGCCTGGCCCAGGCCATGCCTGCGAGCTCGGGCGTGAACCGCTCGGCGTCTCGGCCTGGCTCGACGAGCTGGCCCCGCGCGAGCTGGACCGCCAGCCGCCCCTTGGCCGGGCAGGCCGCGAAGGCCGGGCAGTAGCGGCACCACGCGCCCTCGTGCACGTCGGCCACCCCGCGCTCGGCGAGCTCGGTGCGCGCGCGCTGGACCAGGGCGGGAAGACGCCGCAGCTCGGCCGCCACGCGAGCCAGCTCGAGCACGTCGTAGACCCGGCGTTCGACCCACGGCTTGCCATCCGGGCCGATCTGGATGGCCTCGGTCACGACCTCGTCGAGGTCCTGGGCGACGAACAGGCACAGCGCGAGGAACTCGAGCTGCGCGTCCTTGCGCATCTCGGAGAACCCCGTAAAGTAGTCACCGACGTAGCCGCGGTGGGCCACGGGGTCGACGCCGACGACGTCCGCGGTGCCCGCCATCTCATGCTCGAGGACGCCGGCGGCGGCGTAGTCGCGCTCGAGGTTCGATCCAAGGTAGCGGGCGGTTCCGGCGATGGGGTCGTAAGCGAAGGCGGCCTCGGTCAGGAGGTGCGTCGGCAGCTTCGACAGGTCGATGGCCTCGCAGATCGGGCGCCAGTCCTCGGGACAGGCCGCGAGCGCGGCCGCGCGATCGCTTCCCGCCGTGGCGAGGAACGCGTGGATTGCCTGACCGCGCTCAGCAGGCTCCGACGAGCCGTGGACGTGCGGCAGGGCCTCGCTCGCCGGGCAGGCCGCGACGCGCTCGCGCTGGGAGGCGGTAATCATCGCGGCACACCGCCCGCGAGCTGTTCGGCGAGGGTCTCGGTCTCACGGCGCGCGTAGTCGCGCGTCCGATACTCGTGCAGCGTGCCCCATCCGGTCGGGGTGCCGAGCATCGACCGGCCGAACAGCCGGATGTCGTCGGCCTCGCGCCGCGGCGCAACGTCCCCGGTGTGGTTGCAGTCGAACCCGAGCCACCACAAGTCGTCGGGCTCGCCCGGCGCGGGGACGTGACAGATCGGGCCACCTTCCTGACACGGCCGGGCGTACGTGATCCCACCGTGCACGGACAGGTCCGCGGTCGCGGGCTCGTCCCAATCGGCGCCGTGCGCCGGGTGGCCCGGCGGCAGGCCGACGTACCCGCACCACGCGCCAGCCGGCCCGCGCACGAGCAGGCACGGGAACCCGGCGTGTCGGAACTCGACGCGATCCTCGGGCTCCGCGTCCCAAGGCCCCGGCGGCCAGGTCGCCCGGTTCACCCATGGCACTTCGGCGGTCACGCCGGCCCGCTCGTCGTCGGCCCGGCGGCCGCCGACAGCTCGGCCAGCCTGCTCTTGTAGATCGCGCCGACCGCCTGGCGGTCGTCGGGGTTGACGAGCTTGATCCGCTCGGCCGCCGCCGACAGGTCGGCGAGGTCGCCTGCGCCCTTAAGCGCGGCGATCGCCTCGTCGGCCGTCTCGAGCGCGCGCGGCTCCGCCCGCGCCGTGGGCGCCTCCGCCGCAGACACGTCGATCGCGCTGCGCTCCAGCGACGCCGGCGCACGGAACCCGCTCGCTGCCGAGAAGCTCTCGCCGGCGGCGTGCGCCTCGTCGCGCAGCTCCTCGACCGAGGAGATGCCGTGCAGGACGTCCTGGTAGATGTCCTGCGCGAGCCAGCTCTTGCAGCGGTGCTCGAGCATCCGCTGCGGTTCCTGGTCGTACTTGGGATTCTGCTTCGTCCAGCCCGCGCGCTTGGCGTACTCGAGCGTGACCGTCCGCCTGACCGGCGCCGGGGCGCCGATGCGGTGGGTCTCGTAGGTCGCCTCCGTGTCGTTGGACGAGACGCGGGTAAAGAAGTGCGCCTTGCCCGACGCGAGCACGACCGCGACCATCGTGTTGGCGTAGAGCGCGGGCTTGCCGTGGACGACGTAGACACCAGACAGGGCGGCGATCGGCGGCAGGCCGAGCTCGAGCCCCTTCGCGATCGCCCAGAAGACGTTCGCGACGTTGCCCTTGAAGTGCTCGGGCAGCAGGCTGCTCTTCGCTAGCGTCGTGGCCAGGGCGTTCGCCTGCTCGAAGTCGGCCGGCACCAGCGGAGAGGCGGCGGTGGCCGGCGGCTGCTTCATGATCTCGGTCGTCACACGATCCTCCTGGGTCATCGGGGCTACGGTCACGGCTGGTCCTCGGGCGCGCCGATCACGATCTCGACGTCGCGACCGAACCGGCAGGCGACCTCCTTGACCTGGTCGGGCTGCATGTAGAGCGTGATGACCTGGCGACGCTCGTCCTTGCCCGCCTTCGTCTCGACCCGCACGCCGTGCCGGCCGTAGTCGTCGCCGAGCTCGCCGAGCTCGACCACGCGGCCGCGAAGGACGACGCGCTTCACGGCCGGAGCCTCGTGCGGGGTCCGCGGGGCAGCTCGAGCGCGGCACCAGCGCGCGAGCGGCGCGCCCAGGACCACGCGACGTGGCCAAGCCAGCCGATCACTGCCCCGAGCAGGACGTCCATCGCGGCTACACACTATGTAGGACGCGGCGGCTGGTCAAGCCCGGAACGCTACATACTGCGAAGTGCTAGGCCAGGCGCTTCCGCTCGATCACGATCGGGCCTGCGGTCCGCTCCCGAAGGTCGGCAACCGTAACCAACTGCTCGTAGACCTCGGCGAATGCCTCCGGGTCGGCGTCTAGAAGTCGCCTACCGATCTCGGTCCACGCGTCGAGATCGACGACCAGCGGCCCCGGGTATCGACCGCGGTTCACTCTTACCTTCTACCACACCCTCGGTTTGTAAATTCTGTAGTGTAGAGCGTAGCTTTTGCCGAGCTTCGCGCTGCTGCTCCGATTGCTCGACGTGCTGCCCGAGCTTCTCGAGGGCGTCGGCGAAGACGTCCGGGTCGAGCTCGCGGAGGCGCCTGCCAATCGAGAACCACCGAGCTTCGTCCGGGTCCGCCGCCGAGTAGACCGGGTAGTCGAGGCCAAAGAACTCGCACAGCGCGGCAGTGAGGTGGTCGGTAACCTGCTCGCCCTTGAAGAATCGGGTGAGCGAGCCGTCCGACCAGGCCTGGCCGGTGACCTCCCCTAGCAGCTTCCCGAAGGTCTTGAGGCTGTGCTTCGTCCCGAACGTCCGCGGGTAGGTCCCGGCTTTGACCTGCTGCCAGAGCTCCTCGAGGTGCGCGAGGAAGTTCGAGTCGAGGATGATCTTGCTTCCTCGCCCGTCGTCGTCGTCGCGTTCCGCCACGACCTCAAGATATCGCGCAGTTACGCTACGCACTGCGCAATATGGGGTCCGGCACCTTGCGGAATTCTTACACACTATGTAGAAGCGATCCATGCCGGATCGTCTCCGGGACGTATCCCCGCGTGATCTCGTGGTCCGGAGGCAGATCGGATCGAACGCCAGGCGCGCGCGGAAGCGGAGCGGGCGCACTCTTCGGTCGGTCGCCGACGAAGTCGGCATCTCGGACGCGACCCTCGCTCGGATCGAGCACGGCAAGCAGGTCATCACGACCGACATCCTCGACCGCATCGCGCGCGCCCTCGACACGACGGTGATCGGGTTGTGCCGCCGGGCGCCGAGGAGGGCGGCGGCGGGGTAGCGCGTGCGCTTGTCGGGGGATGGAGCCCTACTCGGTGTAGGCCTCGAGGCGGCAGTCGTTGAGCTGGGGGCCCATGAAGGTGCCCGCGCCGACGCCCACTACCCGCGCCTTCCTGCCCCGCCGCAGCTTCGTGATCTCGGGCGGCGCCTTGTCGCCGAGGTGGCAGTGCGCCCCTGTGATGCTCGGCGAGCGGAAGATGATCACGACCCCGCCGGCGATGTCCTTGTTGATCGACTCGATCGTGCCCTCGACGCGGAGAGTCTTGCCCTTGTAGAGCTCGTCGGCGGCGACCTCGTTGTCGTTGTACGCGCGCTCGAGCGCGCGCGCCGAGACCACGATCGGGGCCGCCGCGGGCGCAGCAGGCGCGGCCTTCGCGCGGGCGGGCGGCGCCGGGCGGGCTTGCGCGGCCGGGACGACCTCGGCCTTCGCCAGCGCGGCGCGAGCGACGGCGTCGGCCCGCTTCGCCGATGCCGCGCGCGCCTCGTCCTCGCGATGCGCGAGCATGTAGATCGTCGCGAAGAGCGCGCCGAACACGCCCAGGACCACGCCGATCGCCTTCGTCAACATCTGCCGCTCCTTGGTCTGGTGGCCTACGACGACCGAGGCCCGCGCTTCGTCGGATTAAGAGGCGAGGGCCGCTTTGGTGGTCGCGCGACAGGCTCACGCTCATCCGCTGCGGCTGCGCGCCTGGCGCGCTCGACATCACGCCGGCTCCTCCCGACCCCTGTGACGGGGTCGTACTCCCCGGACTCCAAGAGGGCGTCCAGGTCGATGACGTTGGCGGCGGATGCAGACCTCCGTGCACGCAGCGTCGGCTTGTGCGCTGTCGCAAGGTTGGCCTCGTCGCTCCAGGTGTTGCGCATGATCCTGTTGCGCACGCCCCGAGATCGGCCGGCCGCCTCGAGGAGAATCTGGCGCGCCTGGAAGAGATCGAGAATCTCGATCGCGCCGACCAGCTCCGTGTCGACAGCTGCGGTGTCCCACTGCTCGCCGAGCCACATCATCGCCACCGCGGCGACGTGCTTGCAGAACCCACGCCTCGAGCGACTGAACGCCGGGCATGAGCACGAGCTGCCGTCGAGCGTCGGCGTAACCCGCACGTCGTATTGCTCGCCCGTGCCGCGGACGGTTGCGCAGAAGTCGCGGCCCGCGAAGCAGGTGTGCGTCACGCGCTTGCGAGCGATGAGCTCCTGCGCTCGAAGAAGCTCGCGCGCATCGGACGCACGCTCTTCGATCCTCTGTCTCGTGAACACAGGTGCCCCCCGATCGTCGAGCATCGGACACCGCGCACCTAGGTGCAAGGTGCGCTCTGGGCGCCGGGGTGGGACAGCAACCCGGGGGGGAGCTTGAGCCGCTATCGCAAGGTCGAGGTGGGGTCGTGGACGGACGCGAAGATCCGAGCGATCTCGTGGCCGCCGCCGAACGGCCTGACGCTCTGGCACTACCTGCTGTCGGGCCCGCGGACGATCGCCATCCCGGGAGTCGTCGTCGCGCGGGAGGCGATCATGGCCGACGACCTCCGGTGGCCGCTCGAAGGCTTCCGCGAAGCCTTCGCCGAAGTCTTCGCGCGAGGGCTCGTCGAAGTCGACGTCGATGCCGGCCTCGTGGTTCTCGCGAAGGCCCTGATCGACGCCGAAGGTCGGCCGCGGAAGACCGCCGTGCCGCAGTCGGCGAACGTCGTGATCGCCTGGGCGAAGGCATGGCAGGACGTCCCCGACTGCGACCTCAAGAACCGTACGTTGCTGGAAAGGCTAGGCAAGTTCTGCGGGCTGGTGAGCCCGAAGATCGCCAAAGCCTTCGGCGAAGCCTTCCGCGAAGCCATCGCGAAGGCTTCGCCGACTCAGGATACAGGATCCAGGAAGCAGGAAGCAGGAGGGAAGAAGATCCCGCGGGCTCCGGCGAAGCCGTCGCAGCCGCGGGTCGTCGTCGCCCCCGACCCTGACGCGTTCCTCCTCGCCGACCTGCTGCGCGGCGCCGTGCTCGCGGCGAAGCCCAACCACCGCATCGGCGACGACGGCTCCTGGCAGCCGACGCGGCGGGCGTGGGCGAAGACGCTCGCCGGCACGCTGCGCCGGCGCCCGCGCCCGCAGCTCGAGGCGGCGATCGGGTTCCTCCAGAGCCAGGTCGGCCAGCCCTACGCCTTCGTCGTCGAGTCGGCCCGTTCGCTCGACGAGAAGCTCGACAAGATCGAGTTGGCGATGGTGCGGGTCCGCGATGTGCCGCGGAAGAACGGCAACGGGCACGGCTACTACCACCACGACGGGACCGAGGAGTACGTCACCGGGAAGGAGTTCTGATGGCGACGGACCCCACGCGCGCCGGCGAGTCGCGACCGCTGGGAGCTGCGCTCCCCGGGGTCAAGCTGCCCGAGTTCAGCGACGAGGACTGGGCGGCGCGCGACGCCGAGCTGGCCAGCGCCGAGCTCGCGCGCGAGGCCGAGGCCGAGCGGAAGCGGCAGGAGGCTCTCCGCGTCGAGCTCGCCGAGCGCGGTGCGCCGGTCAAGGACCTCGACCGGGCGATCTCGGGGGTGCTCGAGTCGACGCGGGCGCTCGCCGCCGTGCGCCGCGCGCTGGCCGAGGGTTGGCTGCTCACGACGATCGCCGGCCCGCGCGGCATCGGCAAGACGACGGCGGCCACGTGGTGGCTCGTGCAGGAGCATCCGCCGGCGCGCTACGTGAAGACCCGTGGCCCCCGCTTCGTCGACGCGCCGACCCTCTCGCGCTGGCCGAGGTACGAGGACGACCGGATGCGCGAGCTCGAGCGCGCCCGCGCGCTGGTCCTCGACGACCTGGGGGCCGAGTACGACGACCGCCAGGGTGCGTTCCGCTCGCTGGTCGACGCGCTGATCAACGCGCGCTACGCCGCCTGCCTGCCGACCCTGATCACGACGAACCTGCCGGCCGAGGACGTCGTCGACAAGGTGACCGGCGCGATTGTCGCGGTCGGGTTCAAGACCCGGTACGGCGAGCGCGTCGCGGACCGCATCCGCGAGAGCGGCAAGTTCGTGCCGCTCGACGGCCCCAGCATGCGAGGGCGGCGGTGACGTCGGCGATCGCATCGCGCGCCGCAGGTACCGAGGCATCGGCCTGGGCGTGGCGTTCGTTCGGGCACCTGACAGGGCATCAGGGCAAGGCTCACCTGTTCCGCTCGGACGGTGGCGGCGACGGGCGGTCCCTCTGCGGGTACGCGGTCGCGGGCAGGGCCGGCCCCACCGTGGCCGGCACGCTCGACGACTTCCCTTGCTTCCGGTGCGACGAACTCGCCCGGTCGATGGGTCTTCGCGGTCGCGGAGGGCGGCGGTGAAGGCGCTGCTCGAGACGCAGCCCGACCACCTTGAGGGAATCGAGGTCGAGCCGGAAAACGGCAGCGCGCCGCTCGCGATCGTCCTGCCGCGGCTCACTCCCTGGGGTCGGCCTCGAACGGCGCTGCTCGCTGCCTGGTTCGATGACGGCCGGCCCGTCTACCGCGAGGATCGCCGGTGACGGCGACGACGCTCGAGCTCGAGCTCAAGAGGCTCGGCAAGGAGGCGCGGGCGCGCCTGCGGCCGCACACCACGAACCCGGACGTTGTGGCGTTCGTGGTCGGCTGGCTGGCCGGGGCCGCCGCTCGGGCTGGCGGCGCCGAGGCGAACCGCGAGCGCGAGGTGGCGATCGCCAGACTCGAGGTCGCGGAGGCTGAGATCGCCGCGCTGCGGAAGCGGCTCGTGACCGGAGGCAGGTCGTGAGGGTGGCGATTGCGTCGGCCGTCGTCGTCGGCCTCCTCGTCGGCGCGACCGTGCTCTCGGCCGCCATCCTCACGCGCCGCAAGCTGTCCCGGCTCGTCCCGCGCGCCGAGGTCCGCCGATGACCACTCGCGCCTGCCCGCGCTGTGGATCGCAGACGCTCGCGGGAGTCCGGTGCCACCGCTGCATGGTCGACTCGGAGCGCGCGCTCGCGGAGGCGCAGGCGCGGAGGGCGAACGCCGTCGACCTCGGCCTGCTGCGCGGGCTGCACGCGCTCGCGCACGCGGGCCTGATCCGCGTCGAGATCACCGAGGCCGGGCGCGAGATGCTCGCGGGGGAGGGGTGATGTCCGACCTCGACGAGATCAAACGGGCACTTGCGGCGGTGGCAGCGGGCGGGCACGCGCCGCGAGAGTGTCGCCAGTACCTCGACGTTCGCGCGCCGCGGTGGCTCGCCGAGCTGGTCGAGCGCGTGGAGCGGGCCGAGGCGCTGAACCGCGGGATGATCTGCGCCTGGTGCGGCGCAACGTTCGAGCGCCTAGCCGACGGAGATCCGCCGCACGAGTTGGTCGACCACGCCCTCGCCTGCGCCGAGCACCCGCTGCTCAAGCGGGCCGAGGCTGCGGAGGCTCGGGCGGCGGAGTTGGAGGGCGAACTCGAGGCGCACAAGGAGTCGCTCGAGCTCGCCCAGGTCGAGAGCGACGGCTACGGCCGCGGGCGGCACGACGAGCGCGCGGCGATCGTGGCCTGGCTTGGGGTGGAGTACGCGACCGGCCAGGAGGCGAGCCCCGGCTGGTACGCCGACCAGATCACCGCCGGCGCCCACCACGCCTCGCCACACACCTTGGGCCCCGGCCGCGCGGATGGCGAGCGCGCGGATGACGCGGTGGCGACACCGCCAGCCTCGAGCACGCAAGCCGGTGAGAGCCCGGCGGGCCCAGCCCTTCCCAGTTGCTACCGCGGCGGCCTCGTGGCGGCAGCAGCCGTCGGGGACGGCCACGCGACCGAGGACAGCGAGCTGCACGAGTTCCGTGTCGCCGCCGCGGCCTTCGAGCACGCACAGATCTGCGAGGTGTCCGCGAAGTCGTGCGACGAGTGTCGCGCGGCACCGACGCCGATGCGGCTGGCGTCATGGCTGCTGCGCGTCGTGGACCGCTGCGAACGCATCGAGGCCGCGCTCGCGACGATGCAGGCGGAGCGCGACCTCGCGCGCGCCGAGGCCAAGCCGTTGCGGACCTGCATCAACAACCCGATGGTGTGCGCGACCTGCGACGGCAACTGCGACGCGCGGCGGGGGCGGGGGTGACCGGCGTGGGGATCGCGCTCGTGGCGATGGGAGCGGCGCTGCTCCTGATCGACCTCTGGTTCAGCCGCGTCGTCAAGCGAGAGCTCAAGGCGTGCCAGCTCACGCTCGAGCGCGCTCGCAGGATCGGCGAACGAGGGGAGGTCTTCCAGGCGGCCGCGCGCACGCAGGCCTACGAGGCGGCCGCCGACCTGGCGCAAGCCGAGCTCCGCCGCAGAGGCTTCGGCCATACCGGTCGCGAGGTCGGCAACGCGATCCGCATGCTGGCCGATCCGTACCGCGATCTCGAGGGCGAGTGACGCTGCCTCGCCGCATCCCGACGCGCGCCCGGCGCGACGCGACCGAGCCGCTGATCATCGCGACGCTCGAGCGCGTCGGCGCCGTCGTCGTGCCGCTCAGCGCCAAGGACCTGCCCGACCTGCTCGTCGGGCACCGCGGCGTGTGGCGGCTGCTCGAGTGCAAGGCCGGGCGGCGCCTGATGTCGCCCGGCCAGGTCGCGTTCTTCGAGCGCGCCCGCCTCAACCGCCTGCCGGTCTCCGTCGTGCGGACGCCGGAGGAGGCGCTGGCCGCGATCGGCATCGCCACACGAAGGGGGAGACCATGAACGAGCGAGGACCAGCGCGGGTGCAGACCCGGGAGAAGCGAGCCGCTGCGCCGCCGGCCATCCGCCGCACGTCGCGAGAGCCAGCCGTCCAGGTCGAGCACCGGCCCGCGCCGGCCGTCGCGCCTGCGCCGGTGCCCTACGCCCGCCTCTCGCTCGCCGAGAAGCAGGCGGTCCACCGCGACCGGATGCGCGAGCCGCCGGTCACCTGCCAGCGGTGCGAGGTCCAGTTCACGCCCGCGGACCTGGCGAAGCACGAGTGCCGCGGCCCGCGCGAGCCGCACCCGCTGGGGCGCTGGCTCACCTGGAAGGAGGTCACCCGGGCGCCGTACCGCATCCCGCGCGGGACGGTCAGCCACTGGGTGGCGACCGGCCGCGTGCGGACCGAGCGCCGCGGCCTCCACCGCGTCTACCTCGAGCGCGACGTCGCCCGCGAGCTCGCCCGGCAGAAGGCCGAGGCGGCGGCCGGTTCGACCGATGGAACCGGTTCGACCGATCGAACCGAGGCGCCGCGATGATCCGCATCGAGGTCGACAGCCGCGAGGCGGCCGCGCTCCATCCCGAGGCGTTCAAGGCGGCCTTCGCCGCGGCGATGCGGAAGGCCGGGGCGACCGCGCTGCGCGACATGCGGTCCGAGGCCCGGAAGCGGATCCGCGAGAGGAAGCGGATCAAGGCCGGGGTGATCGCGAAGGCCTTCCGCATGCGGCGGCCGTCAGGGCGCGAGGTCGACGGCGGCGACTGGGCGCTCGACGTGAAGGGCGGGCGTCGGATCGCGCTCACCGCGTTCCCGCATCGGCAGACGGCAAAGGGCGTCTCGGTGGAGGTGAACCGGGGCAAGCGGACGCTGATCAAGGGCGCCTTCCTGGCGACGATGAAGAGCGGGCACCGGGGTGTCTACGTCCGCGAGGGCACGGCCCGGCTGCCGATCCGCGAGCTGCTCGGCTCGAGGCCGGTCGACGCCCTCCTCCACAAGGGCGAGCCCGAGGCCGTGCAGGAACGGGGGCGCGCCTCGTTCGTCGCGACATTCGACCGGCTGCTCCCCCTCGAGCTCGAGAAGAGCGCGGCCCAGGGGCGGCAGCGCGCGACGTGGGCGAAGGGCAGGGGCGGACGATGAGCGGAGGATCGTTCGACTACGCGTACCGGGAGATGGAGGACGGCCTCCTGGGGAAGTTCGCGGGGTACGCGGGGCGCTTCGTCTCGCACCTCGACCGGCTCGCCGGGGCGGTCGAGCGCGGCGAGGTCGTGGTCTTCGAGGCGAGCGGGCGCCGCAAGCCCACGGAGGCCGAGCGCGCGTCGTGGGCGCTCGCCGTGGGGGCCGCCCTGGTCGCGTTCGAGCGCGCGCGGGCGGATGTCGCTCGCCTTGAGGTCTTGATGCGTGAGCTCGCTCCGCTGGCCCACGCGATCGAGTGGAGCCAGAGCGGCGACACCGGAGACGACAACACCGCGCGCGAGTGCCTGGCGTGGGCGCGGAAGCGGCTGGGGCTGGAGGGCGCATGAGGACGATCTGGAAGACCCCCCTGGCATCCACGGGGCCCAACCTGGTCGACGTCCCCGTCGGCGCCCGCCCTCTTGCCGCCGCGATGCAGGGGGGCGCGGCCGCCTTGTGGTGGCAGGTCGAGAGCGACGCCGCCATGGAGCAGCGAACGGTGCACGTCGTCGGGACGGGCTGGCCCCTGCCCGAGGGGCTCGACCACGTGGCAACCATCCTCGCTGACGAGGGGCGGCTCATCTGGCACGTCTTCGCCGCCCCCAGCCGCGCCGCGGCCGCTTCGTCCGCGCCGACCGTGTGAAACGCCATTCTTTCGCGTACTTGCGCGTTTCGGCCCTTGGATGGGGGTGTGTGCTTGGGTCCTTCCGAGGGGTTAGCCGGCTGCGGGTGCGGGACGC